GTATTGGAACGGTCCAAGGGAACCGGAGGCGGTGAAAACCACATCCGAGCCGACGGCTTTATACGTCCCGGACGTCTGCGCGGAGGAAGAGATGGTCGTTGCGGTCCCCCCCGTCGTATACCCATTTCCGTTCGCGATCTGGGTGATGTCGGAGAGGTTATTGTTCGTCGCCACAGGAGCAGAATTGGTCAGGGCGACCTTAAAGACATGAGAGGCGAAGTTGATTTCGCCCTCATATACACGCTCGATAAACCCCTGGAATTTGTTGAACGCGACCATTAGTAGTCATCCCCTCCCTCATCGGAGTCAATCATCGCGGTTAGGTCGGCGATCCCGGACGGCGCAGTCGTCGCAGCCATATTCGGCTTGCCCTCGAGGTCGATTTCAACCCTCCCGGGGAAGGTTTTCGTCGGGCGAGTTTTGCCCTTATCCTTCTCATAATCCCACGGGGAGTCGTAGTCGGTTCCCTTATACGGAGCCCGAACGGATTTGATCGTCCCGTTCGCGGTGACCTGCACCTGTTTGCCGATGCCGAAGTCGGAAAGGTTCGTCTCCGGCTCCACCGCCATTTCGAGGCACTCGCCCCCGTATTCCTTCTTAGAGATGTACATGGGAATGGCTCCTTAAACGTAGAACATTGCTCCGGTGACTTGATCGGCGACGACAGCGGTGGTGTCCGCATCGGTCCCGACATTCGTGATGGCGTAGGCGATGCCGAGGGTAAATTGCACGCTCGCCGGCATGGGGAGGTTGAGAGTTGTGAGGGCGGGAATGGGGATGGTTTGGACGGGAATATCCGTGCCAACGGTTGGGGCTGAGGCTTTATCGTACAGCTTAAGGAAAGCTATTGCCGCTCCCGTATTCCCGACCATGATGCCTAGGATCTTCCCCGGCGTGGCTTTTACCGAGACAGGGTTAGTTGTCGCGGCGGATTTAATCCGGACCCTGTTACCAGCTTCCATGGTCATTTAGACCTCCAGATAGAAAAAAAGGGAGGGGCGCAAGCCACCTCCCCCATTCACGCGAGACAAGAAGAATAGAAACCGCCGACTAGGTCGGCACGATCGTCGAGCCGGTGATCACTGCCTGTGACCAGAAGGCGATAACCCACCAGTTACCCTTCAAGAACTGAAGCGTCACAGTGTCGCCGGCGGTTGAAAGGGTCAGGACGGCGGAGACTGGCGAAGCTCCGGCAAAGTTGGCCGGGGTGAGCACAGCCGAACCGCCGTCGACCGCATGGACGAGGCGCTTGATCTGCCCCTCTATACCATCAGCGAGGGTAAGTGCGTTCGCACCGGTCGAGGTGAAGTAGGTCGTTTCGGTGAGGATAGAAACCGCACCAGGACCGGTCATTTCATCGTAAGACCCAGTCACCTTGCCGAGGGTCTTGCAGTCCTTCAACTCAGAGTCGAAAAGATTTTGGCGCATAGATCGCTCCTCCTACAGACCGATAACGGTCGCGGTGAAGTTGCCGTGGTAGTTCATGGTCAGGCCACCACGGTCAACCTGGATGGAGCATTCGGTTTGGAAGAACCCTCTCCGCACGTCCTCGTCGTCGGCCTGGACGTCATCCTTCGACTTCGTGTCGCGATTTTTCATCGCAACGTAACGGAGAGAGTCGAAGTCGATATAGAACGCGGAAGACGTATACTTCCCATGCACGTTCATGAGCGGGTGGGAACGAAGGTAAACGCTCCCCTGCGGCATGCGGAAGCGCATGAACTCGAAGCCGAAGACCTTGACCGGCCCGACGTAGTTGATGTCGGAGTTCGTGTCCGCCGCCACCATCTTGTTGAAGGTGTTGAGGTAGTTGTTTCCGCAGAAACCAATACGCTCATCGCCGCCACCCGTTTCGTAATCAAACATCGGGTAGAGGGCGTCCAGCATCGTGTTGACGGTGTTTGTCGTGCCGGAGAAGATGGTCGTGCGGTTCGCCGGAATGAAGTCCCGAAGGCCACCCATATACCGGAGAGGTTTCCCGTTCGTGCCGGTGGTCTCGAACTTCTGGCCGTAGAGGATGGACCACTCGATCCCTCGCGCATGATCGAAGGTTTTACGCTTCTTGTCATTGCTCCAGGCGTTGCCGGTCCGGAAGTTGGTCTGGTCGGTCGTGCCGGTGAGTTCGTAGGTGTCCTTGAAGATCTGCGTCAGGTTGGAGTATTTGATGGGATTACGGGAGACCGCCTGCGGAGCAGGGGTACCTTCGGCATAGGCCGAGCCCATCAGGGTGAGCTTGTCGTTGGTAGAAAGCGACACAGCGGTCGAGCCGGCGACACCACGCTCCGCCTGGAACTGGGTGACGGACAGGACCTGGATGACCCGCATCACCTCGTCGTTGTGGGTCGTCGTTTCGGTCTTCTCCACCCGGACGAGATCGCCGGGCTTCAAGTGCGTCGCAAGACCCCATTGGGCGTCCGGAGTCGTCGCATCTGGATCGGTGGAGTTCACGTTGATGGTGGTCTCGGCGGAGGTGTGCGAAGCGGAGACATTAAGTCTCACGTTCACATTCGGCTCGTCCCACCAGGAGAACTCGGGGTCGTCCGTCGTGCGTTTCTTCGCCCGGGAGGTGAGCGCGTAGATCGGGCTCGCTCCGTTCGGGTTCCGAAACATGATCATCTCACGGAAGTTCTTCGGGCGTTCATCGGTCCCGAAGTCACCCGTCGAGCGCAGGCCAGCAACAGCAGCCATTTAGTCCCTCATGTAGAAAGGAGTTCTATTCGTCGCCGGCCCGAAGCTGGGCGTTGAGGAAATCTAGGCCGGCAAGGCTTCCGCCAGATCCTTGTCCCGTGGAGGGAGCTGACGCACCCGCAGGGGTAAACGGGCGGGGTTGACCGCGTCGCACACCCGGACGGGCAGGGGCATTAGCTTTCGCCGGAAGGGGGAGTTTGAGGATGGTATGGGCGGTCTCGCCGAGAAGCTTGATGAACTCTTTCTTCTCCATCGTGGGGTTGAGCCCACGGAGGGTGATAGCAAGATCCTTCAACGGCTTCACATACTTCTCATCCTTAAGCGCAGGGAAGTCTCCGTAGAAACCGTCATGCACTTCCCGCGTCCGGGTTGTTAGGTCAACGAGGTTCGCAACGACCGTTGGAAGGGTCGCTTGGAGCGCCTGGTTCACCTGCACCATGGTCAGGAGGAAATTCTTGGCGTCACGCTTCTCGATGAACTCCGCAACCTCCGGAGCGAAACCGAGTGCCTCAGCCGTTTTGGGGTCGATCTTGAAATGCGTCGTGGCGAGGTTGCCGATGATCGCATCCGCGTTAGCGGCGACAAACTCCTCGATGTTCACGGAGGGCTGAGGCTGTTCCGTGGCACCGGGTTGCGCAACAGGCTGCTGGGTCTGCTGCACGGGAGGGACTGTAGTGGCAGGGGGAGTTACGGGCTTAACTTCCGTAACGGGAACCTTAGGGGCAGGTGCGCCGGAAAGGTCCTGAACGACAGGAGGTGCTTTCGCTGCGGGAGGGACAGTCGTCGCGGCGGGTTTCTCCGTACCGGCCGACATGTCGCTTTCATTTAGGTCGACTGGATCGTCCCCGCCTTCGCCGAAGCTCAGGTCGAGGCCACCTTCGTCGAAACCGAAATCGATCGCGCCGTCGTCTTCACCTTCATTCGTCATCATTGGACGTCTCCATGGCTACAGAAAACTCATTGATTATACTCTCCGGAATGCCCATCACGTACTCGTACGTCTCGGCTTCACGGAGATCAAGGTTCACGGCCAAGAGGGCGTCCAGAGAACCAGCGGACATTTGGCGCATTCTTACACGCCACGCATGGTCCTGGAGAACACTACAAAGGTACTGCCATCCTGGGGTAGAAACAAGCGCTCTAAGCTTCGCGATTACCTCCCGTTTCTGAGCGGAGTCTTTTTCGGAAGGGGTCATTCCCTCGTAAGGGTCAGGCGGCAAGTCGGCCATCGGCGTTTCCTATCGGGAGCGGTCCTTGCCCTGGGATCTGGCGAAGGAGGTTGGGATTGGAGGAGGCCGCAGCTTCAGGAAGGGGTATATCTCCCGGAGCGGGCTGCTGTCCGGGCTGCATCACCTCGATTTTGAATCGGTCGATGTTGCGGATACCGGCGAGCTGTGCAATGTAGGCGAAGATCTTCCCGATGTCGTACTTCATGGCGATAGGCGCGGAAGTCATGATGGCTTGGAGAAGCTCCTTCCAGAGGTTCACCTGTGCCATACGGTCAAGGGGGAAGGTCCCGTCGATCGCGACGAAGTCGAAATTCCCGGCGATGAGCTGGGGGTTGACCTGGAGAAAGGCTGCGCCGGCATTCATGGCAAGGTCGCCGACAACCCGGACCTTCATGTCAGCATCGAAGTATTGCTGGGAGTTCATGACGATCTGGGAGGCGAAGTCCTCGAACCCGAGGCAGGACATGTATTCGGTCGTAACCTTTTGCCGCCCTGCAGAGGCTGTGTTGGAGGAGCGAATCTCCGTCGCGGTCCGCCGTCCCGATTTAGTCTGCGTCCCGGTCATAGCATCACTCACGCCATGGGCTCGTTCGCCGATCCCGACCATCGTGTTCATGTCGGAGACATGGGTGCGGGTGACGTCCATGACGTTGAGCTGTTGCACCGCATCGCCTGGGGTAAGACGTGCGCCGGGGCGGAGACGGATAAGCCCGCCTGGAAGCGGGTCGGTTAGGTCCTTCATGTTGACTTTTGAAGGGTCGACGACGAGGAGGTTATTCAACGCGGCGCGGACGTTATACATGTGAGCGTTGAACAGCCAGTCCATCGTGGTCTGCACGCCCTTGTTGATCTCCGGAAAGCCTCGGTTCGACAGGGCATAGGCATCGGGCTCCATCTCGTTGACGGAGAACGGGTACCGGCAGTGCATCGCGCCGAAGGGCTGAGCTCCGATGATCGTTTTCCAGTCGGCGGTTATGGTGAAGACCCACTTAGTCGGGTAGGTCGACCCCCCGAGCTTCCAATCTGCGGGGACGAGCTGGACGAAGACCTCATATATCGGGACGATATCAGGGTGAGTTGGGGAGTCAGAGAAGTCCCGGGCGTAGGCGATATCGAGGTCGATCGCGTCGTCAGTCGGGCGCTCGACGGAGGAATCCTCCCCCCGGTCGTCCATGAAGCGCGGGAGGATCTTTGCATCGATCGCGTCCAGGTTCATGTAGAACCCATCACGCTCACGTTGTTTGATCGTTAACCACGACAACCGCTGGCGAGTTCCGCAGTACTGCCCCTTTTGGAAGTCCCGCATGGCTACGCGAGGGTCGGGGAGGAAGTCGCGTGGGTGACAGTTGAATGCAGCGTTGCCGGTGTAGCCTTGAACCGTGGAGGTCTGCATCTCCTCGCCAAGATCTGCGCCGGTAAGCTCATCGTATAGGGGGACGATCTCGGTTACCTCCTGGATATCATTCATCCAGTAGTTCCCGATGATGCCTGTCCCGTTCTTCGCGGTGTCGTAGAGCCAGGAGTAGATGTTCGGCCCCATCCTCGCGCCACGGTACTGGTAATCGATGAGGGCTTCAACCGCCATACACTGCTGTTGGGTCTCGCCGTGCCTCCCGTCGAACTGGAAGATCGGGGTCCGGGACATGAACACGGAGGCCATGTAAGAGAAGGCCGACATAGTCACGCCGTAGGTGTAGGGGACCTTGATCGTCGTGAAGCTCGGCTTCCCCTTTACCTCACGGTTATTCCGCCTCCGGGTGTCCGCGTCGGACTCCGGGATGTAGGCGACCATTTCGTCTTCCGCCTCAGTCCATTTTTTTCTTTTATCCTGGAACTTGCGCTCCGAGAACTTCATGAACCTCCGACACTCGTTGAGGATGAAGTCATGGAGGGGGGTTCCCCGGCGGATATCTCTACGGGACAGGCTCGGCATTAGGGGCACCCTCCAACTCTTACGAGGGGGTTGAAATTTTCATCGAGTTCGTCGTCTTGTTCCTCAACCTCCGCCGTAGCGAGGCCATCTATGCACATGGCGACGGCGTCGAGGACGTCATCGTGCGTGACGGCGGGGTAGTCGGTATATTGGTCGATGAACTCGGAGTGTTGGGGTAGGACATAAAGCATACCCTGGGAGGCGGGGCCCGACAAGGCGTCGACGATACGGGAACGCTTGGACCGCGTGTCGGGGGTCTCGTCGATCTCGGTGTATTCGCGGCGAAGGAGCATGGCCTTGGAAAGGAGCCAGGCGAGAGTGCTCTGATACCCGGTGGGCTCCACTCGCATTTTCTTCGGCCGCCAACGGGAGCGCATTTCGAAGAAGGTCTTTATGCTCCATTCGGGATCGTGACCCCGGGACATCTTGTAGTCGAGGAGGTAGTAGGCGCCACGGTAGTATCCTACGCAGGCGAAGACCTCGAAGTCCTTGTTGATATTCCCCCGCTCGAGCTGTGCCTTCGACGGTTTCGGGACGGGGTCGACGGACATGACCTTCCACATTTGGTGTATGGGAAGGTCTTCCATGTCGTAGTACTTCAGCCACTCGACCTTGAAGTCGGAGGTCTCCGCTGTGACGAGCTTGCACTCCATCTCCTTAGCGAAGAGGCTCTTCTTATTTCGAGCTATCGCCCCGATTTTCTTGCGCCTCAGCATCTGCGTGGGGAAGCGATACTCCCAGGCGGACTCTTGGAAGTCGAGAGGGAGGTCCTCGGTGTCGAACGTCCAGCACCCCTGGCGGACGTTATACCATTCTGGGTCCTTCAGCGCCTGCATCGAGGCGTCTTGTGGGTGGAACGGGGTTTGGAGCATCGCGAGCATGGCGTTCTCGTTCTCGGTCTCCGGGGCGAGGGAGTTGACGAGGGCGCCGAGGATTTTGTCCTCGATCTTCAGGCGCTGCTCGGGGGAGGCGGTTGATTCCTCATCGTACGCGTCGTCAACGACGATAAGATCCGGGCGGTAATCGTCAACGTTAATGCCGCGATGAGAACCGTGAATACCCATTCCGAGGACCCAGATAGAATGGCCCAGGAGCTTATGGCGAATCTCGAGGGTATCATTGTTCCAGGTGTTCCCGATCTCGAGGTGGTAGGCTGTCCGGAACCGCTCGTTTGTTTCAATGACCTTCTTAATCCACCCGACGGATTGGAGGGCTTTCCTCTCGCTCGCGCCGATGTAAAGGATCGTCCGGGATAGTCCGTAGGCGATGCGTCGGATTGTGAAGACCCGGCAGCGGGTTGTTTTTGCGGAACCTCTGTACATCTGGAGGTTAAGCAGGCGGACCTTCGTGCTCTCCAGGGGCGCCCAGACTCGGCTCTCGAAGTTGGGGAATGGATCGCGAAACGTGTTCGGGAACCACGAACGACAAAAGAAGCGGTAATCAACCGCTCCTAGTTCGACAACTTCCCGCAGGTCTGGGAGGAGGACCAATGTTATTCCTCGTTGATAACGACGGGCTTCCCCGTCTTTTTCTCGATATCGGCGTTGACCTCCCCCGCGAGCATTTCGGAGATGCCTTTGACCCGGTGACCTCCGCCGTCAATGGGCTCCCCGTCCCGGTTCATGATTGGGGCTTGCTCAGGGTGGTCAAGATCCACGACCCGATAGATCTCGCGATCCCGCCGCTTTTGCCCTTCCTTCACGCCGGCTCTCATTTCTTCTTCCCTCCAAATGGGTTTCTTCCGGGAGCTTTTGGGGGGATCTTCTTCCCCGCCTTGGCAACGGGAGCTTTCTTCGTCGGGGGAGTTTCTTCATTCACCTCCCCCTCGACATTGTAGATGGGTTTCTTCGCCATCGTTTCGACCTCAAGCAGCCGGAGAGGGCGGGGAGTTCTTCACATCGTCCTCGCTGACGGTGAAGGACAGTTCTCCATGGATGTAGAAGATGCGGGGGGAATCTCCCGGCTCCATCCGGTGCTCCTGGACGTTGTCGCCCATCTTGTTGTGGCCGATGATGATGACCGGGTGACCGGCAGGGTGGACGGTGATTGCAGTGGTCATGCGGGATTTCCTTCTACTGCGGTCGGGGCGGTGGTCGTTTGCGCCGCCTGGATTTGGTTTACAGTAACTTCGTTCCGGGCTGCACGGGAGCCGAGGGCGAGGCCGAGACCCCCCATGGCGACCGTGTTGATGATGGTCAGGGTCTCGGGGGTCAGGTTGATCCCCCAGAAGGTATGGACAACTCCGGCGATCAGGCCGATGGCGAGGGTGAGGAGGGACACGCCCTCCGTCTTCCCCGGGAGCTGGCCGGTTAGTTTGTCGAGGATGGTCGGGTTATTCACTGAAGCTGCTCCGGGTTTACGGGGATTAAAGGAGTTCTGTCATTTGGGCAGGGGTCGGGAGCCTCCTTAAGGGGGTTGTCCCCTACACTCCCGTCTCCTCCCAGGATGAAGAACTCCTTCTCAAAACCACATAGCGGGCAGCGGAAGCTACTCACTATAGGTCCTCGCTTTTCTTTGCGCCGCAATCCACACGTCGCGGACGGCTTTCAGGTACGCGGACTTCATGTTCTCCGTCTGGGAGTTGAAATCGGGGAGATAGCCGGAGGCTTTGCCGATCACGTTGTGGACCTCGCGGGCGAGTTCGACATGCTCCTCGCAGGATAGGTCATCGAGATCGAGACGGAAGGATTTCACATGTTCCTCCGAGATGGGGAAGGACATACCGCCGAGGACTTCATTCACCTTCTCCGTGTCGGACTTCGCGGAGGGAAGGTCGTAGGCGTCGTCGAAGTCTTCGGAAGGAGCGGGGGAGGTGGCTATCCCCTCGGCCGCCTCGGAGAAGGGGACAGGACCGGGGGCGCTGGACTGCCAGCCTCCATTGAGGTCCGATATCCCGAAACCGAACGGATCGTTGTCCTCGATTGTTGAGACGGGGTCAGTACCAATGTTCTCCAGTGTTTGGGTGACCGGCATCTCCTGGCTGGCCGTTGGCTGGGGTTTTTTTGCCATTCTCGTTCTCCGAGGGAATAAGCGCGTATACTTTCGCGCGGGTTAGGGAGCCACGTATGTCGGCGAGGTGGAAGGGCTCGATCTTGTCCTCCCCGCCGTAGACGGCGCAGATGTTCTCGTACACGGTATAGAAGATCTGCTCGATATGAGATTGCTGCCCTTCGAGGTTTACTCTTGCGAGGGCTTCTTCATGGGTCATACTGACGGCTCCGTGGAGGTGGGGGTTTCGTCGGCCCGGCCGAGCATCCGGCCTCTTAACCACTCGAGCGGGAAGAGCGGGTTGGTGTCGACCTTCCTTCCGGGGGCGATCTCCCAATGCGGGGCGACCTTATGCACGTCGTATTTCTCGCGGATGGCTATTGCAAGGGCGAGGCCGGTGGCGATTTGCTCCGGGGTGTAGGGCATCCACCATCCGGCGCCATGGTTCGGAGTTTCCTTGAACTCGATCCCATACGTCTTGATATCGTAGGTCTTGCCGAAGTCTGCCCGGACGTAGTTCGCGCCTTTCACCCCCGCTAGCTTCCCGGGGTTGGCGAACTCCACACCGATGGCGAAGCCGTTTACGTTGCTCCTCCCGTGGTAGGAGGATACCCCGGCGTGCCAGCACCGGACGAGGCAGGAGGCGAGCTGGACGATCTCACCCTTCCTCCCGATTACGAAATGGGCTGAAGCTTTCGCCTGGGGGTTGCAGAGCCAGGAAACGGAAGTCATATAATCCAGTTGCCCGGCGGTGTCGTGGACGATGAGAAGCTCCGGGACGATACTTCCCGATTTGTTCGGGGTCGGGATTACCTTTACCCCGTCGACGAAGTTGTGGGCGTTGATCTTCATTGGGATGACCTTTTAGAATTGAGGACAGATGAGGTTCTTGTTCGCGAGGCACAGCCGGAGAAGGTCCGCTTTGAACGCCACGTTCTCCGGCAGGGTAGGGCCCTTTGCGACCGCGATCGATATCTGCGTAACCTGGGTTGTGAGGGAAGATACTTGGGTCTGCAACGCGGTTAGTTGCGTCCCGAGGGATTCGGACACGGTGTCGCGCTTCCCGAGATACAGGCCGATGTAGATCGCGGTTGGGATGATGAAGGTTAGGATAAGAGCTAGCGGCACGTATCCCCTCGTCAGGTCTCCTGGCATGCTCACCTTCCGCTCCACGGGATGATCGTCAAGGAGCCGGGCTTTGCGAGGAGCAGCTGGTCCAATCGTAAGCATGTCGCGGGCTCCGGGAGAGGGACATGGGGATGAAAGACCTTACATATACACACGCGGGAGAGGGAAAGGATATCCTCCCCTGCATAATGGGCGAGCTGGAGAAAGGCAGCGAGGCTCCATTGCGCCTTCACCTCGATAAGGAGGACATGTTTGAGGGAGGCAAGTTCGTAGTCCACATACCCTCCATTTCGATAGGCTTGGGCTTTAAGGGTATAACCCAGGGGTCTCATTACGGATAGAACACCCCCGACCTTCTCTTCATACCTCTTCCCCGCTTTAGTCGATGCCCTCGATGCCCCGAACTCTGCGGGCCTCTGGTAGTCCGTCCTCATCGACATAGGGGGGAAGCTCCACTTGGGGTTGGTGTTCGAGCTGGATGGTCCGGCCGTGATTTAAGGCGGCGATCCTGGCGCGGGAGATGTCCTCGGCGGTGACCCCGTTGAAGACCATCGTCACGTTTTGGGAGGGTGAAGCTACCCCCGGAACCTGTGCTGGTCCTTTCGCGGGGAGAACCCGGTCGAGAAGGAGTTCCGCTGCTTTTAAAAGCGTGGCCTCCGCGACGACCGCATCCGGGTTGGCGATGCGCTTGGCGATGGCGTCGATGAGGAGGGAGGTCGTTTCCTCCAGCTTCGCCTGGATCTCCATGAGGCGGGGGCCGTGCAGGCGCTGGACAAGCTCCGCTCTTTGCGCCATGAACGCATCGGATTTCATGACCTTCCTGACCCACACGGGCGAGGCGCCGGTTAGGACTGCGACGTCCTCTGCGTTGAGCAGGGGGTGCCTGGCCGTGAGTTCGAGCATCGCCCGGTAAGTCCGCCGTCGCAGGTCGGGGATGGCCGCCTCTACGGTTTTCTGCAGGGGGGATAGGTCATTCATGGGGATGCTGCCTTCATGGGTGTTGCGCTACCCGTCGTTCCGCGCTAGCGTTTCGCTTCGAGCTTGCGCTTCGGGGCTACGCCCCTTCGCTTCAGCTCTTCGCTTCACTGCGCTGCACTTTGGTTCGCTCCGTAGGTGAGTCTTCTGTCCGTTCCCGTAGAGGGAGGATAGTTCGGGAGAGGGGAGCAATCCTGCGGCATCCCGGACACAGACCGCTTCAACCCTCCCCCGGTAGAAGGAGGTATAGGGCTGGGCCTCCTCTCTTCCACGCCACGATTATATCTTGCGCGGGAGAGGCAGGGCAAGGGCTCGGGGGAGGAAAGGTGAAGGAGGCGGGGTGAAATGGGCAGTTTGCAGTCCGCTAATCGCCCATTGTTTTCGAGGGAAGGGTTTGTTCCGTCCTTTGGAGTGGGACCAGTTTAGTTTTTGGGTCACGCGTGGGGGATGGGCTTTGAGATAGGGTAGGGCCGGGGAGCCTGGGAGGCTGGCTGGGGTACACGCTCAAGTAGCGGGAGACATTTACCGCACGGGAAGCTAGCGACCTACGTAAGGTAGAAGAAATAATGAGGCACAACCGAATAAGCAGGGGCCAAGGGCGATAGGCCATGGGAGAAAGCGCTTGAAGAACAGCTTGCAGAAGGCGCCGACTCATGCATAGATAGGTCATCGGAACACGCAGGGGGATGAGATGGAACTTACAGAACAGACGGCGAAGGGCTATGTGGTCATGCAGCGTAGAAGACAGAACGAGGCTGCACGCCTACACGGATTAGATGATTACCTCTATGGGGAGTGGTAGAACATGCATAGCATTTCATACCTGCTCGCGGGGCGGTTCTCGGCACAGAAGGTCGGGGGGCTGGTTTTTATAAAGGTTAGATATTGGGGATGCAATAAGCTGTGCGTTTCGTGGTGCATCACGCAGAAGTAGAAAAGAAACTCAAAAAGAAATTCCGGTTTGGGGGCGATTTAGGAGTTGCCCCTTTCCCCGAGTCTCTATATAAACGGACTCGCAGGGGCGGAAACGTAGGCAATCCCGCCGACTCGCCCTGATCTTAAGGACTCATCCCAATGGCCAAAACCGATCAAGTCGCAGGCAAGACCGTTAAGGTTCACACTCCCCTTCCCGAGGCGACAAACAGCGCCACCCACGCAGCTTCTCCACAGAAGGCTGTAGGCGAGGCCTCCGGGAAGGCCAAGAAGAACACGAACATCACGGTCATGTACCTCGACAAGGAAGGGAAAGAAGTCTCCCTTGGCGCCGACGTTGTCGCCTTGAAGACAATCACGAAAGCGGGGGAGAAGATTGTCGAAATGTCCAAGCTCCCCCCGGCGATGCTTCGCGCCGCAGCTGCTTTCGGCCTGAACACCACCTTTCGCAACGCTCACAACACGACCGAGCACGCCGGCGGTGACGGAATCCGCGCGCTTTCTAACCGCATCGAGGGAATCCTTTCCGGAGAATGGCGCGCAACGGGCGATGGGGAAGACTCGGGGATTCCGCTCGTGATCGAGGCTATGATCCGGGCGAAACGCGACGCGAACGCCTACGCGGAAGGCATGGAAAACAAGTGGCTCGGCGACTACCGCTCCCTCGACAAAGACGGAAAAGCGACGTGGACGAAAACCATGTCCGCGAAACGCCCGATTGAAATCGCCCTCCTCAAAATCAAAGCCGAGCGCGCCGCAGCGAAAGCCGCGAAAGCCATCGCGGGGACGGACGAGGGTACGGACGACAGCTTCTAGCAACAGCCTACACCACACAACACCGCATCGGGGAGCCTCGGCTCCCCTTTTTTATTTCGCCCAATTCGCCTCCTCAATCTGTTTCTTTATCCTATTCCACGCGAGGCGGCACGGATCGCCGCAAAACTTCGCATCGGCGCGTTTGCCCTTAAAGCTCGTCTCGCATAAGAGGCATATGCATATTCTACGCGAGGCCTCCTGTTTCCGCCATGCATCCCGTATCTCGGCAGGAGTCGCGGTAGTTATTGTGGGTTTGGCCATTAGAACGGCTTTCTACATATGTTGCACGGATAAAAACGGATAGCATACCCACACACGCCCCCGCCACCCAAAAATCGCCCCACGGCGCCCGGATCGCCCCACAATCAATTTCCCCCATTTCCCTGCATTCCTTCGGGTCCGTGCTGTCCTTTTTGCCTAGATCCAGCCCGCTACCTCGACGTGTGTCGCAAAAATATCACACAACCATTCAAGATATGAAAAGGCATAAATTATATATAATTTTTTTTTTTTTTCAACTCTTTATATCATACAACGCCAAATACTTTTTCACTGTGTCATAATTGTCGTAAGGATGGCATTTGGCCCGTTTAGGACTCCACGGATCTAAAGGAATCAACGGAGTGCCTTAATTCCGTCATAAATACATGCTATATTTCAACTTCTGGTTGCACTAACTCCATCCCGGACCCCACCAAATGCCACCTCTCACCCGAACTATACCCTCCGGGGGCTCCCCACGCAGGATTGAACTGCAAACGAAGCTTCTCCGGATCAACGAGGACATGAAAACCCTCCAGAAGATGTTGAGCAAGCATTCGAAGAAAGTACGTCACATTCATAAACTCCACGCGCACCTCGTTTCCCTCCGGACATTCTGGAGGGAAGAGCTTGCAAGGGAAGAAAGGAACGACCATGCAATCGAAGACGAAAGAAACTGACCTCGACGACAAGAGCGCCGCAGGCGCAAAGCTCGTAAAAAGAGAATTCACCCACCTAGGCACCGTCCACGAGGTATTCATCCCCGACGGCCTCAGGTTAATCACAAAAGCGGAACTTTCTTCCACAATCTCCGCGCTCGAAGAGGCGAAACACCTTCTCGCAAGAGCCCAGCAAGACAAGCGCGCAGCAATACGCGAGGCAACAGAAGCTCTCGCCTCAACCATCATCCGGCAGGAGAAGGCGCTAAAGAGGAAGAGCGCAGAATACCTCTCCCTCCGAAGGGAAAACGCCCAACTCAAGAGATGCATTTCCTCCCCGATCAGATGGCTTTTCCTTTCCCTCCTGAACCGCGCGATCAATGCGGAGGAGCGCAACAGGGCGGAAGAAACCAAATCTGTCCTCCGCACCGCAGAAGAACTCCTGAAGACAGAGCACAAGCTCTCCGCGTAAGGAAGTTGCGCGTAAGCGCTTAACTCACCCATGCAAGGAAGAAGAAAGATCTACGAGGATCGAAATGTCTAAAGGCCCCTCCACCTACGCAAGAAAGCCCTCCGCACCTCGCTACAGCGAAGAGTACGCCCAATTCCACCTTTCCTCCCAACACGGAAGCAAAAGCTCTTCCGAACTCGACCACTGGAGGCGCGCGCAACGGAAACGCAAGACAAACAGCGAGAACCGACGGAATAATCGACTAGCCTAAAGTAGGTGATCTTCACACCGCAAATCGCCCACTCCCACCCACCTCACACAAAGGCATCCACCCCATGACAAAAGTCACCTCATCCCTCCGCATCCACGACGTCACCCAAGCCTGCCGCCATGCTCTCACCCCTTCCCACGGCCTCGTCAAAATCACCTCCATCTCCTCCACCGCAGGAGACCTCCCCATCATCAAGGCCACAAGCATAAACCCAAACGGCGAAGAAGTATCTCTTTCCGGCCCCTTCTCCCAATTCACCCCTGACCTCGACCTCCCTGCCAAGCTTGAAACCATCGCCCACACTTCCTCCGCCCTCACCGCCATGCTCGCCGGCATCGCCCGCTTCCGCATCGGCATGGCCTCCGGCCTCATCGATGAGGCCATGCTTCAATCCCTCCGCAAACTCGCGGAAGACAAATTCGGCGCCCACATCACCGACCTCGCATTCTCCATGATCGCCGGCATAACCCGCAACCTCGAGTACAACAGAGCCACCTCCGCCTACACCCCTATCGAGGGGGAGAAGAAAGAGGACGAAGACTCCTCCACCATCGGCATCTTCTACGTCGACGAGACCGGCATCCACCCCGTTTCCCTTAAGGACTTCCTCAAGGGCTAAAGGAAGTCCTTGGGAAGCTCCTCCACCTAGGGAGCTTCCCTTTCTTTCTCTTTCCTCCGACCATGCGGGGCGGAAACTTCCACCGCAACGTCCGGGAAGGGATAGACCATTCGGGCTGTCACCGCGAGAAGGGCTCACCTCACCTTTCTTGGCCCGAATAAGAAGGAGTTCCCCCTGCTTCTCCTTCTCCCTCTATCCCCCCGCATGGCCGCAGGAAGAAGAAAGGACTTATCCATGTTCCAGCGTTTCGAGCGTTACCGCCTTGAGTACCTCCTCATCCTAACCGGGCTCTTTATCCAGGGCTCCCTCCTCACAGGTATCTTCCTATGCAGATAGCTACCATCGTCCTCACCCTCTTCCTCCACACCGGAGAAGACCGCAAACTCGACGGAAGCCACTTCCCCCCAAGGCAAGAGGAGTTCCGCTTCAACTTCCTCACCCCCGAGGCCTGCACAGCAAAAGCCCTCGAAATCGAAACCGCCTGGGCCTCATCCCCCCGCACCTCCATCTCCTGGGACTGCCTCTACACAGAGGATCTCGACCTGATATGAGCGACGCCTCCGCCGACTACATGAAGCTCAATATCGTCCACCTCAAATCTAAAATAGAGGGACTAGAAAGCGAAATACAGCGACTCACCTCCGACCTCCACAGCGCCATCGAGGAAAACGAGAAGCTAACCACAACCATCGACGTAATTTTAGCTCGACTTAAAGAGGCCAAAACATGAGCGCGGACAAAAAAACCAACCTCCCCCTCGGCAATCCCGGCAACCGCACAACTCGCTGCCTCCCTTGCGCCGGAACAGGAAAAACCGTCGAGCCCGACGCATCCGGCAAGCTCATCAAAATGGACTGCCCCTACTGCGGCGGAACCGGGAAGGTACCCACCAAATGACCAGAAGCAAAGAAGAGGAAAAAACCACCGCCCTCCTCGGCCACGCCTTCCTCTACTGGATGGGCGTCTCGACCGCCCTCACCTCCATCGCGACCATGTTCATCTCGCACCTCGCCCTTTTCCTCATCGGCCTCGGCGCCATGATCCTCGCGGTCATCTTCCGAGGAATCACCACGCGAGGCGAGGAAAGGCGACGCCCCTCATGACCGCACGCACCTGCATATGCAGCGCCGTGAACCATCCCCCGTGCTCATTCTGCGCGGGGCTTTCCTTTTTGGAGGTCGAAATCCTAGACGAATACGGCCTCCCCGTCCTCCTCTGGCTCCGCGACTACTACCTCCTCCACGAGGGCCGATGGAACCGGGAAACAGGCGAGGCCGAATTCCCCTCCGATAAAGCTTTCGCCGAGTTCGTTCTACCCCTCGCAGTGCAAGAACTCGCGCTAAGAGAAGAGCGCAATCAAACAGCCGCAAGAGAGCGTAAAGAGCGCGACGAACGTAAAGAGCGCGACCTTCAATCCGCCCTCTCCATCCTCAACCGTCAATCTCCCCCCGCTCTCACCCACATCGGCGCAGGGGTCTTCCTCCCCACAGCGGCAGTGAAAGCCTCTTCCGCAAAGATCTACGACCTATCTCTTTTCCGAAAGGAGCGGAAAAAAAATGGCACGTCCCGCACACCCTGACAAGCACGACGAGCGGCTCCGCTCCATACTCGAACGAGCCCTAACAGAAGAAATCCTCCTCCCCTGCCCGGACATGGCGCACGCGAAGCTCATGCGCTCGAAATTCAAGGAAATCATCCGAGCCCATCGGGAATGGGGAACCGGCGAGCATCTCCGCTTCAAGGGCCTCCGCTTCCGCCTCCGCCTCACCCACGAGCTTCAACCTGCTCGCCCTCACTACGAAGCGGACGAGAAGCGCCACCCCTACACCCTCGCTATGGACAAACGCAACGTCCTAGACGAGATCCTTTCCTCCGTCTCAACTTCCTCCACCTCTGTCCCCCTCACTAACAAAACCACGGAGGCTCGGGTAGACGAGTCCGACGAATGGGACTACGACCCCGAAGAGGAAGAGGACTCCTCCGAGGACGACTACGACAAACTCGCCCACCTCTACCGCATCCCCAAAGAAGGGAGCGTTTAAATGCCCCGCGACTCCCCCTCCATCCGCATACACATCAACCTCGACGCGGACCTTGACGCAAAGCTACGCGTCCTCCTCGCCGACCCAGTAACCAAGCGGGCCAAATACGGGAGCATCTCCGCCCTCGTCAATTCCCTCCTTCTCCAATGGGCGGTGAAGGAGTTTGAAGCCCGCAGCAAGAAAGGCAAGACCCCCAATGAGCCAGCTTAACCTCACACTTCCGGGAACCGCACGGGAACCGACAGAAGCGGATGCGCCGGCACCCACGAAGGTAGAAGAGGCCCCGAAGGCGGAGGATACTCCTTCCGACCTCCCTCTCCACCTCCAATTCACCTCCGTAAGAACAGAACTCCTCGCCATGGAGAGGGCGAAAGCGGAGGGCAAAGAGATCAACATCGACCGGGTTCAGGAACTCGTCCGTACCGCCGCCGACCTAATGGCGAAGATCCAGACCTCCACAACCGGACCGAAGAAGAAAATCATCGACAAGGACGGCGAAGCCGGCCGGGAAACCAAGCCGAAAAAGCCGAAGGCGGAAAAAAAACCCTCCTCCATCGCCCACCTCGCCATCCCGGAAGGAGACGATTTCTGATGCGCAAGATTAACAGTTTCCTCCTCCGCCAACGCGACAACATCACGAAAGGAAAAAGCGACCACGTAACCGTCCTCACCTCCGAGGAAGCTTTCCGCCTAGCCCGGCTCCTCCTCGACGAAGTCGCCCTCGACCAATTCGGAGTTCTCACATGTACATCCTCGGCCTAGCCGGACGCCCCGACACCTTCACCTGCAAGGAAGACCTTATCTCCTTCCTCAAGGCCATAAAAGCGACCTTGAATAAGAAATACCAAAACGCCACGGGAGCCCATATGTTCTTCTTCGTCCACATCCCGGATGCGAAGAGGGTATGGGTGACCGGCGTAAAAGGCAAGCAAGATACCTTCTGCGCCTACACCACCTCCCCGGAGGCCGTCGCTCAAAGCGAGAAATACTCCAAATTCTACACCCCTCGCGAAGTCTACCTAATCTCCTTCGGTGACGAAAGGAACGATGCATGACCGAAGAAGAAAAACCCTTCGTCCCCACTCTTTCTCTCGTCGCCGCCCTCGTCCGCGACTTCACCCCCCGCTGGAACTCCTCAAAACTCCACGGGCAGGAGGACCACTGCGTCTACCGCTGGGAGAATCACGAACGCCTCATCGTCGCGAGGTTTCCTTTCCGCAAGCACGCCCAAGCCTACGTGAAACAGCTCAACGCGGAGGAGATGACCACCCTCATCCTCCACGCCCTCTACAACGAAACCGGCACCGACAGCCTGGAGGAGCGCACCTTCCGCATCCGCCTCACCGCCCTCCACATGGAGCTACCCACCTGCCCCGATCCCGACATGTTCAAGACCGCGTTGTATCCTCACCCAAAGGCGGAATAAAGCGAGTTCTCTTCATTACCTTCCTCATCTACCTCCCCTTCATCCTTCTCCTCGGAGCCCACTCATGGCAAACGCACACATCCTCCACGACTTCCACCCCTACACATGGTACGCGATCTCCCTCTACCCGACCCATGCCCGCCTCGCCTCCTACGAAAGCGCCCCGCTCGTCGACCTCCTAATCAAGCGCTACAACGCGAAGACCGACAAGTTCGAGTACTTCAAAGTCGAAAACGCCTCCTACCACCACAGATACGGAGGAGCCGACCTTGCATGGTGCTGCCTCGAAGGCCATCGCCCCATCGCCTTAATGCACGACGGCGAAGACCTCCCCCGCTGGGACGCAAAAAACCTCCTCGTCGACGCCGTCTCCAATCCCCCCAACATCACGGACATCACCATCTCCCAAGAAGCGTGGAAACGGGAGAAGTTCGAGGAGGAGGCCAACGCCCTCCACGACGCAGCACACGCGGACGAGACCCACATCCTCGGCGAAGCTGGGGCCCTCGCCTTTCCCGAGGGCACATCCAACCCCCCGAGGAGGGAGACCTTAACCTGCGACGTCCACGGCGACTACCACCTCTACGACCTCGACACCAAAACCTGCGACTGCGGAGCCAATCGCGACACCGAGTCCGCCGTCGAAACCGGGAGATAAACCCATGACCGCACTTCTTTCCCGCCCCTACGACCTCCGCGTCATCGACTTCGAAACCTCCGACCTCCCGGAAAAGTCCGGGCGCATCATCGAAATCGGCTGGACTGACCTCCGCGTCCACATAGAGGGGGGCGTCCCCCGCATCGAATACCTCCAGGAACACTCTATGACTTCCCGCTACGGCCTCCCTCGCGGCATGAAGATCGACCCCGCTGCGAAAGCTGTCCACGGCATATGGGAGGACGATCTACCCGCCTGGAGCGTGCTCGACGCCCTTGCCCTTTCCTCCTACTTCCAATGCGAAGCCGGAACTACCCGCCAGTTCGACTACCTCATCGCCCATAACTCCAAGTTCGAGGAGGCGATGATCAAGCTCTACAACAACGACCCCATTCAACTCTACACCATTCCTCCTTTCATCTGCACCATGAAAGTCGCGAAAAGAATCTGGCCCCGAGCGGACTCCCACGCCCTTCCCTTCCTCCGCTACCACGCCGACCTGGAGAAGGGGAGGAGGGACTTCCGCTGCGACCCACCTCATGCCGCCGGCCCGGACACCTGGCTCACAGCCATGCTTTTTTCCGAAATGCTTTCTACCTTCCACGTATCCATAGAGGAAATGCGGGCATTCACCGTCGCCCCCGAGTTCCACGCCTTCTGCCCCCTCGGAAAGTACAAGGGAAAAGAATGGAAAGAAGTCGACACCGGCTTCCTCACCTGGATAGCATACAAAGTCCCCGACATGGAGGAGGGGTTGAAAGAGGCCGCGAAACTAGAACTCAGCTATAGAGGCGGGGACACCCCCTCCGGGAGATTTAACCGATGGTAGAGAAGAAAGACACGCCCTCCTCTGTAGGCAAGATCGACTCCGCCAAACACGAGACCTTCGCAAAAGAGGCCGATCAAAAAGCCGACAACATGAAAACCATCACCCATGAGGACGTGGTGACTAAAGAAGGCCTCCGCAACCTAGCCAACGAACACCGGAACATCGCCTCCCACGGCTCCCCGGAGAACAAGGACAAGAAATGAGAGCCTTCCTCTTCCACATCCTCTACCTCCTCTTCGACTCCGCCGACGACAGGAGCGACCCCGAATGGGACAGATAAAACTCCCCCTCGACCACTACAACATTGGGGAGGCCTACAACCCCCCCTCTCTCCTCCCTCCCGGAGAGAAACCCCCCCTTCCTTCAACCATGGACAGCACGATGCTTGTTGCCTACCGTGCCTGTGCCTCAAAGTTCCACCGCGAGCATGTCCTCAAACGCACGACCGCCGTCCTTTCCGTTCATCTACTCGCGGGAGGAACTTTTGCAAGCGGCATCGAAGCTTACCGTCGAGCTTACTACGCTGACGGCTACTCGAAAGAAACCTCCCTCGACATCGCTTTCCTCGCCGCGAACGTCGCCTGGGGTGAGGCCGATCCGTTCCCGAAGTTCTCGGGGGAAAGCAAATCCCTCGATCGAGTATTCGCCGCTATTGACAGCTATTTCACTACTTATCCAATCGACACCGACCAATTTCAACCACACATCCGCGCCGACGACGGCCACCCAACTATTGAGTTCAGCGCTGCTGTACCCCTCGACCCATCGCTTGGCTTTCCTCTCCATCCTTCAACAGGCGAGCCATTTATCTGGCACATACGATCTGACGGCCTTGGCAAATTTCGTAACCTCCCGGTATTCTCCGACGAAAAAACTGCGGTCTCCCTCGGCCCTACATGGTCCTCCCGCTGGACCCTTCGAAATCAATTCCTCTCTTACGCCTGGTGCTATCGAGAAATGGGCCTCCCATATCGCACAGCTCTGGTTAGAGGAGTCGGGCTTTTAAAAACGAAGATCTCCCACGCAGAGTGCCTCGTCCACTACCCCGACCACCTCCTCAACGCCTGGCAGGAGACCGCCGCCTACTCCATGCAGCAAATGGTCCAGCACTGGGAACAGGACTACTGGCCGGAGGAGTTCGGGGACGCCTGCACCTCCTACGGGAACTGCATCTTCACCGACGTATGCCTAGCCCCGCCGAGTAGAAAGGAGAACTACCTCGAAGCAAGCTACCAGCCCCGCTCCTGGGACCCCTCCCTCATCCACAACAGGAGGACAGCCCTTGAAGAAGCCTTCCTCGCATTGGGTTGAGAAGGTCATCGATATAAGTGACGTCCTCCCCACCGGCCACATCTTCGCGAAAGGAGTTTCTAAATGCACCTCCCCCCTCCTCGGCGAGATGTGGAGGATTTACTTCATAAGAGCCGAGAACTGGAAAATCGTCACCGCCCACTCCACCGTAAGATGGACGGTTCTCCTCAACACCAGACACGTCAACCTAAAGCTTATTCCGGAGCTATCCCCATGTCCCTCACGAAAGACGACAAATACCCCCGCGAAAGAGACGACGACCTCCACGACTGGCTCGCCGAATGCGACACCGGCGACAGCAGAAGCTGCGAAGGAGCCGTCAACATAGACGACCTCTCTTTTAAAGAGGCGGTCGACAAGCTAAAGGAGTTCGGCTGGCAGATTTTCAAGAACTCGAAAGGAGAATGGACCCACCGCTGCCAGATATGCAAAGAGGAGAAGATGCGCCTCGCCATGGAGGAGTTGAAGAGGTGACCAACCTAACCGATGCCCGCATCCTCTACGCAACATGGGCGAGGTGCTTCGACCCCTCCTCCTCCGGCTCATTCGACCGCCTATCCTCCCCTGTTCAGGAGGCCTGGCTCTATCTCGCCGCCACCGCTAAAATGTTAAGCTCCGAGGAGGACGTTCCCCCTCCCATCGTCCCTGGACTCCTCTACCTCGCAACCTGGGACGCAAAAGCTAGATGGGGGGACAAACTCGCACCCAAGTTCCCCCAGCTATACCTCACCTTCTTCCCGGAGGAGCCATATCTAGGCGGCTACATCGCAGAGCAGGTATGCGGTAGCTTCCCCATTCTCGTCTATATCCCCATCTTCCCTGAGAAACTCCGCCGCATCCCCGGCATGATCTACCCCCCTTTCCCTCCCATATAAGGACACCTCCCTATGACCGTTAAGGACCGAAAGCTTAAGCTCGCCATGGTCGTATCGACCCCTCACACAGAGTTCTCCCTCTCCTTCGAAGGGGACAACAGCGTCCGCATCTTTGAAAAAGGCGAGTTCATGATGCAGATTTATGAGGACGAGACGGAAGAGCTATTCCAAGCCATCATGGAGGGCTTCTCCATCATCAACACCGGCCAGCTCCCGCAGACCCTCCCCTGCCTAAAAGACCCGCAGCCGGGGAGCGTCGTCGCCCCTCCTCCCGAGAAGGAGCCGGCTCTCATCGAGAAGCTCGACCCCGTCCATCTCGACGACCCCCACGTCGTCTACCTCCTCCGCCACGACTACAAGGACAACTACTTCTCCGCGAGCGACATGCACGCCGACCGCAGAGAGTACACCGGTCGGCGTGACGAGGCCTTCCCCTTCCCAACTCGCTACGCCGCCCTCCGCTTCACCCAGGGCATGCGGCACCCGACCATCGTCATCCCCGAGGCCGCTGCCTATCTTGTATCCTGGAAGGTCGCTGAAAACGATGTGGAGCATTTCCATGACGGCTCCGCGATCGGGACCATCCACGAGGCGAAGGCTATAAAGCTAAGTCTAAAAGAAGCCCAAGCCGTCGCCGCCTCCATCCCCGAGCAGTTCTATATCCAAGTCAAAAAGGTCGTGAAATAATGGCGTTCATCCCACCAAAGGGGGCTCCGGCTCCCACCATCTCCGCCCCTCGCCCTTCCGGACCCGTCCGCCCGGTGATCTCCCGCCCGATCATAGTCCGGGACGAGCCACTTACCCCGCCGGCAATCATGCTCCTCGGCGACATCGGAAGCGGAAAGACCCACTCCATCATCTCCGCGCTAAAGAAAGGCCTCGAAGTCTTCGTCATCATCACGGAGAACACCGGGGTCGAAACCCTCATCGATGCGTGCAAGAAGGAGCACGTCTCCATGGAGCGCCTGCACTGGCGCCGCTGCACCCCGACCCAACAGGGCTGGGACGTGATGAAGGCCCAGGCCAAGCTCACGAATACCCACAGTGTGGGCGAGCTACAGGAGATGAAGAACGGCCTCGACCGCTTCAAATATCCGGCCTTCATGAAGCTCCTCGAAGCCTGTGAGAACTTCACCTGCGACCGGACGAAAGAATCCTTTGGGGACATCATGACCTGGGACGACTCTCGCCTCCTCGTCCTCGACTCCATGTCCGGCCTGAACGAGATCGTCTCCTCCCACGTCACCGGGCACCGGATCACCATGACCCAGCCAGAGTTCGGCGTCGTGCAAAACCATATCTACCAGCTCTGTAATACCCTCTGCGGCCTGAACTGCTATTTCATGGTCACCGGGCATATTGAGATGGAGAGCGACGAGGCTAAAGGCACGACCAAATTCATGATCTCCACCGTCGGGAGGAAGCTCGCCCCGAAGCTTCCGAGGGTTTTTTCCGAAGTCGTCTACGCAAAGAAGGACAACGGGAAATATGTCTGGACCACCGACGACTCTAAAGTCATAACAAAGTCCCGCGCACTCCCTGTCGGGACGATGCCAGCGGACTTCGGAATTCTCGTAGACATATATGGAAAACGGAAACTCGAAGCGGAGCAGGAACTTAAAGATGCCTCAAATACCGCTTAAACGAGGGGCATTTAAGCTTCTAGGGTACACTACAGTAGATGAGGTAGACTACACCTACCTTAATCAATTCTCTTGGACATTAGACAGTAGGGGCTATGCTAGTACTCGCATAGATAAAAAAACCTATCGGATGCACTACCTCCTAGGAGGTAAGTGGCAAGACCATAAAGATCGAAATAAACTCAACAATACAAGGGGAAATATTCGACCTTGTACACCCCAACAAAATTCTTTCAACCGAAGTCGAAGAGCTACAACCAAAGCCAAATGGAAAGGCGTAGCTAGAGTAGGCTCACGTTGGAAAGCAACTATCAGGGTAAATGGCCTGCACTGTCATCTAGGCGTATTCAACTGTCCTACACGAGCAGCCATTGCTTATGATAAAACAGCTTTAAAAATAGGAGGAGAGTTTGCAGCCTGTAACATCTTAAACATAACCGCTTAAAACACAGTACCCTCAAAGCACAGTAACACACTCTAATCTAGGACCTACATCACATGGCACGTTTCGACAAAGAAGCCTTCCTGCAAGCCGAGTACGAAGAAGCCCTCGACACCGAACGCACCCTCTTTCCGGCCGGCGAGTTCGTTGCCCAGGCCCTCGAGGAAATCACCATCATCGAGCCGAAGCCCTTCGTTGACGAGAAAACCGGCGCGACAAAAGACGGTTCGCCCCAGCTCCAGATCAAGCTCCTCATCCGCGAGGACCACGCCGTCCGTGTGCGGGAGCAATTCGGATACGACGCCGACCGGCCGGTTTATTTCACCACCCGGATGTACCTCGACATCGACTCCGAGTCCGGCTGGCTGGAGTTCGGCCCGAACAAGAACATCGACCTGGGCAAGATCCGGAAAGCCCTCGGCCAGAACGAGCCGGGTGTCCGCTGGAACTTCTCCAACCTCAAAGGCGCCGGCCCAATCGCTTTCGTCGTGAAGCACGAGAGCTGGGAGAAGAACGGCAAGACCGGAATTGCTGAGCGGGCCACCAACTGGGCCGCAGCAGAATAACTATTTCTTCAACCGGGGAGGTGCGATCTCCCCACCTTTCTTACAGGCATCCCATGTTCGACGTATGGAAAGACAGCAACGGGAAGAGGACTTTCATCCTCCCCGTCACCGGCTACACCGTGACCCTCTTTCACGACAAGCGGCAAGTCCACCTCTGGCTCTTCGACGGTAACACCTCAAGCGAAGAGGGCACCGTCATCGACATGACCGGGGGTCGAATGATCGGAAGCAACCTCACAATGGGTGAGGCCCTTAGTCTCATCAACTCCGACTACCTAGCATAGGATCACCTCCATGACCACAATCTTCCCCGGCATGATGCGCCACGCCATCTTTGGCGACGAAACCTCCCCCGACAAGATGAACGTTGTCCCGGAGACCGAAGTCGTAGTTTCCCTCCTCCGCCACTCCAGCGGAGTAAAGATCGTTGCCAAGTTTAAGGGCCAAACCGTTATCCTCCCTGCCGGCTCCGCCGTCCAATACATCTACATCCAAGCCATCACCGCCTCCGGCGCCATCGGCTACGCGGACCCGGAGTCTCCCTCTCCTCCTCTTCCCCCCTCCATCCTCCGGCCGAGGAACTAGCCCTTGTTCAACTCCATCAACACATCCCTCATCCTCATCAACGAGCGCACCCGTGAACTCGACCCCTCTCACCGTGACGAGCTTGCTTCGGACATTCTCCGAAATGGCCTCCTCCAACCCATCATCCTTGGAGACTCCATGGTCTCCCCCCCTCTTGTCGACGGGCTTCATCGGCTCCGGGCTATTGAAGCGCTCCACGCTGCGGGCGAGACAGTCTTCTACGACGGAGAGCCCCTATTCGTCGGACAAGTTCCCTTCATCCGCTTCGGTGACCTGTCCCCGGCTCGCCTTCTCGAAGCTGAGATCGCCGCTAATCTCTTCCGACGTGACCTAACCTGGCAGGAGCGCACCTCTGCCCTCGCCCGCCTTCACCGCGCCCAACTGGAGCTTGACCCCAATGCCACAGTTTCCTCCACCGCTGCAAAGCTCGCCGGCGTTACAGGAAAACCCGAAAGCACCCTCCATCGAGCAATCACCCAAGCGACCATCATTTCTGATGCTATTGAGGCGGACCCTGAATTGGCTAACGCGAGGTCTCAAACCGAGGCCATGTCTCGCGTCAAAACCGACATCACCCGCCTTGCTTCTGGGCTTCTCGAAGGAGGGTTTTCCACTACTAACTCACTCCACACCCTCATCGCCGGGGATGCTTCTAAGATACTCCCGGATCTCCCAGCTTCGTCCATAGACCTCCTCCTTTCCGACCCACCCTACGGCGTCGGCGCGGACACCTGGACGAGCAAATTCCAGGACGCCCCGCACCACTACAAGGACGACTGGAAGTCGGCGGAACGCCTCTACGCGGAGATCCTCCTCCATGGTTTTCGTCTTGGAAAAGAACGTTCAAACGTCTTCCTCTTCTGCGCCATCGAGCGGTGGCATCTTATCCGTGACATGGCAGACAGCCTCGGTTGGAGTGTTTGGCCTCGCCCGATCATCTGGCATAAGAGCAATGAGGGAATCCGCCCTTGGGGGCAGAAGGGATATGCATACTGCTATGAAGCCATCCTCTTCGCCTGCAAAGGCCAACGCGGCCTCTATCGAACTGGCTCGGACGTTATTTCAGGAATATATAAAGTTCGAGATCGCGAGCACGGAGCTACAAAGCCGGCAGCTCTCTATTCACATCTCATATCTTCTGCCTGCCTCCCTGGTGATACCGTCCTCGACCCGTGCTGCGGTTCAGGCACAATATTTGAGGCTGCAACAATCACATCAACAATTGCAACAGGAATTGAAAAGGATGAGCACTATGTTGGACTCTCTCGGCAGAGATTAGAACTTACAAAAGAAACCCTCGAAATAGAAGAACTGGACACATTCTGATGGCTACCCGGAAGCAAATTAAAGCTCGGCTTAACCTCTTCGGAATCGGGATAGGTATCCCCGCCCGAGCCTATGCAATCGGCATTGAACAAGACCCGCACTATCTCGAACTATCTCGAGCAAGGATGACCACCACCTCAGCTGAGCTTGACGCCGAAGAGTTGGAGAGCTTCTAATGGACGACATATTTCCGTTAGAATACGCTCAAACAAATCTGACATACAATTCAGATACGGGAGAGCTTAGATGGTTAACAGACGGAACGGGCTTTAGAACTGCTGGTCAATTAGTTAACGGGAGAGACAAAGATGGTTATCTCATTGTCTCAGTTAAGGGTAAACAACATAGAGCCCATAAAGTGTGCTGGGCTTTATTTTATGGAGAATACCCTACTTTTATTGTCCATCACGATAACAAGATACGAGATGATAACCGTATAAAAAACCTCGTAGCTAGCTCTAACCAGCATAACAGTAGAAACCGCAAGGTACATGATCATCAACCTCTAGGTGTCTACAAACACAAGGCCTCAGGTAAGTGGTGCGCGACCTATAAGACAGCGGTTAGATGGAAACATCTAGGTCTTTATGCCTCAATGGAAGAGGCTGCTAATGCCTTAAAGGAAGGTGGTTATGTCTGATATATTTATTGGGACAAGAGGCCCACACAATGCAAGGATTTTAATTGTAGGAGAAAGTTGGGGCGCAACCGAGGAGCGCTTCGAAAAGCCCTTCATGGGGGAGTCCGGGAATGAGCTTAAGAACATGCTTAAAGAGGCAGGCGTAGACCCGGACGAATGCCTCTACACGAACCTCATAAACGCCCGTCCTCTCGATAACAACTTCAAACACTTCCTCCTCCGTACACAGGAAGCCAAGGATGAAAAGCTCAAACCCTTTCGGGGAGTATTCCCACGATCAGAACTCCTTGAGGCCTATGATCGTCTCCACCGACTTATCCTCCACGTCCGACCTGCAATCATTCTGTGCCTGGGCAATTGGGCCCTCTGGGCCGTCACTGATCACATTCGCATCCGAGCCGGGACAAAGAAAGAGCGCAACAACGGATACAAGCTCGCCACCGGCATCGACACCTACCGAGGGAGCATGGAACGCTCTCAAGCAAGCCTGGGCAGCATCCCCGTCCTCGCCACTTACCACCCCGCTGCCATCCTACGTATGTGGCCGTGGCGTTTTACTGCGGTATCTGACCTACGAAGAGTTCGAGAGTATATATCCCAACCTCCCGATCTCCGGAAATGGGGCCGCAGCCCTTCGATCAAGCGGTGGATTGTCCCGGACGTCTCGACCGTCGAGGCCTGGATCGAGGGGTTCTTCCAAGGGAAGGAGAAGGAAACCGTCCTCGAACTCACGCTCGATCTGGAGACCTACGCCGGCAAGATCCACCTTATGGGATTATCTACCCCTAACTCAACCCGGCTCATCGTCCCCTTCATGGACGTATCTAAGACAGGGACCAAGCCCTTCTACTCTCCTTATGACTGGCGACGTGTATACCGGGCGATACGTTCCCTCCTCACTGATCCGCGAGTCCGTCTCGTGGGGCAGAATCTTCTCTATGATGCTCAATACCTTCACAATGAGTTTGCATACGTACCCCGTATCGGTTTCGATACCATGGTGGCACAGCATCTTCTATGGCCCGCGCTTCGGAAGGGCCTGGATTTCATGGCCTCTGTCTACTGCGACTTCTACACCTACTGGAAAGAGGATAGAAAAACATCTCTCGAGAATGAGGATCTCAGCCTCGCCTCAAATTATAACGCTGACGATCTGGACTACACAGAAGATGTGGCAGAGGAGCTAAGGAAGCAGCTCAAAACCGAAGGAATGGAGGGGCTCTTTTCCGACCGCATGGAGCTAGTCGAGATCCTCCTCGACATGATGATCCACGGGGTCCGCGTCGATGGGAGGAAGAAACGCGCCCAGTCCCTCGCTATGATGATGACCATGGGGGAGTTAATCTCCTGGCTCGAAGGCGCGATCCCCGACTACCTCAAACCCGTAGGGAAGAAGGGCTCGAAACCCTGGTACTCCTCCGACACAAAATTGAGGACGCTGTTCTATGAGAATCTTGAACTGGACCCTATCTACGATAAGGAAACTGGCGAGCCTTCGCTTAATAAGCATGCCCTCGAACGCCTCGGGTTCAAGTACCCTGAGTTCAAGCCGCTTTTCGGAGCTATTACCCTCTTCCGAAGCGCCCGGACCTTCCGAGGTACTTTTCTGGACGCCGTTCTCGATCCCGACGGACACTGGCGCTGTGCTTACACTATCACAACTGAGACCGGACGGCTCGCCTCGGCAGAGAACGTTTACGATCGTGGTGGGAACCTCGCGAACATCCCGCGCGATAGAGAACCTCTAAACTTCTACAACGCAATCGAGCAGCTCAGCTAAGGAAGCTCCCATGTCCATCCCATCTTCCCTCTGGATACAAACCCACAATGGAGGTGTTTATGACTACGACTCCTCGGAGAACTCGACACCTATCACCCCTCACACGATTGCTCATTCTCTTGCTCGCACTTATCGCTTTCGTGGACATTCTCGTTACCGCTGGACAGTTGCCGAGCATTCCCTGCTCGTCCGTAATATCGGGATGCAGCTTCTATCCTCCAATGAAGAGCGGCTTCTCGCAGCTCCCTATCTCCTCCTCCATGATGCTCACGAGGCCTTCCTCGGTGACATGCCGGCGCCGCTGAAGAAGTATCTCCGGGAGAAATACAAGTTCGACATGACGCAGATGGAGAAGCTAACCGATAAGAGGATCAGAAAAGACCTCAAGCTTAACCCCCCCAACGGCTGGGTCCTCGCCCTTATCGGTGAAGCCGACATCTATGCCCTCAAGCTAGAGCGTGAAGCCTTCATGGCGTCGAAGCATGAATGGGTCATCGACGAAATCAAAATCCCGATCGATATAAAGGTGGCGTTAGAAAAGGAGCTTTCCGCTCAAACCCTCACTCGTGTATTCCGGAACGCGATCCAGGACGCCATCCATGCTACACAACCCACTACATAAGGCCACCTCTCAATCCTTTGATTTCCCTCCCATCCGGGACATCTTCATCCCCGATCCCGGAATGACTATCATCGACATCGACCTTGAAGGTGCGGACGCCCGAGTCGTTGCATGGAGGGTGAAGAGCGAGCGGCTGAAGAAAGCCTTCCGTGAGGGACTTAAAGTCCACGCCGTCAACGCAAAACTTATGTTCCCCTCTTCCGAATGTGGGGAGGACGGGATGAAGGAGCCCACCTATACGAAGACAAAGAAATGTACCCACGGCACTAACTATGGCGTCACCGCCCCGACCATGTCCTCCCACACAGGCTTCCCCGTTCATGAGTGTAAATCCTTCATCATCCGATGGCTCCGTGCCAACCCCGAAATCGTCGAGTGGCATAAAGAAATCGAGTTTCTTATCCAACGCGATCGAGGAATCTCTAACCCCTTCGGATATAAGATCCGATGGTTCGATCGGCCTCACGCTCTCCGCAATAAAGGCCTTGCATGGGAGCCCCAGAGCGTTGTGGCTGAGGTTACATACCGAGTACTTCGCCGCCTTAGAAAAGAGGAGCCCCAAATTCAACCTCTCATGCAGGTTCACGACTCCCTCGTCCTTCAATGCCGGACGATCAACCTTCAATCCTGCCTCCGAAACCTATATCGCATCTGCAATGATATCATCGTTCCTTATCCCGACCCGCTAATCATCCCCTGGGGGCTAAAGCTTTCCACCTCTTCCTGGGGGGAGGCGACTAAGGCGAAATGGGGAGATTATATTTAGGGGAACCTCGTGGCAAAGCGCATCTTCGACAGCTGGTTTAACGGATATAGGAAATACACCTTCAACACTGAAGCCCCCGGAGCTTTCCATTGGTGGACGGCCGTCTCCACCATTGCCGGCGCCATGCAGAGGAAGGTTTATATCGACCAAAAGACCTTCGACTGGGTTCCGAATTTCTACATCTGCCTCGTCGGCCAGGCCGGGCTGGTCACAAAATCCACCTCCCTCCGCATGGGGGAGCAACTCCTCCGTAAGTTGGGGAAGAAGATCCGCTTCGGAAGTCAGTCCGGCTCCTGGCAGGCCATGGCGAAGGAGATACAGGACTCGAAGTATCAAATCCAGGGAGGGTTAATGTCATGCCCCATAAGCTATTTCGTCTCCGAGTTCGGGACTTTTTTCGACCCGCAAAATCGCGAGCAGGTCGACTTCTTCGTCGACTCCTGGGACGCGCAGAAGACAGGGTTCACGAGGTCAACGATATCCGGGGGACAGGTCGAAATCCAGTGCCCCTGTGTGAATATCCTTGCTGCGACCACCCCGACATGGATCAAGGAGAATTTCACCGCTACTATGGTGGGTGGCGGCTTTGCTTCACGCCTCATTTTTGTGCGCGGTCACGCCAAGAGAAAGCTTATCGCCTATCCCGGACTGGAGGAGACTGACGAGGACCATCTCAAGCTTCAAGAGCAACTCGTTTCTGACCTCAGACAAATAGGTGAGATGGAAGGCCCGATGCACCTCACCCCCGAAGCGGTCGAATGGGGGAGGGACTGGTACCTCGGGCACTACACGAAGAAGCGCCAACTCTCCGGCGAGCGATTCGATGGGTACTACGCGAGGAAGCAAACCCACATGCACAAGCTCGCAATTATCCTCTCAGCCGCAGAGGGGAGTTCCATGAAGGTGGAGGTGAGGCATCTAAGCCAGGCGAACGATCAACTTCTTCTCGTGGAGAAGGATCTCGCGAGCGTAATCGACAACGTAACCTCGAAACAAATCTCGACCACTCATAAGCGGGAGATCCTCTCGATCATACGCGGGGAGGGAGAGATAGATAGGGAGGAGCTTTACGCTCAGCTCTTCCAGATGATGTCCGGGCCGGACTTCGACAAAGGCCTATCTGACCTAATCAAAGCCCGGCAGATTACGATATCCCCACGGGGAGGAAAAACGCTCCTTACTATCAAGGATACCTCCCCCGTGGTCGTGCCGATTAAAAAGAAGGGATAGGTCGTAGGAAGTGGGCAATCTGCAATCTGATAATCGCCCACTTCTACCTACCTCGGCACCTTCTCCCTACGGGTCACAGCTTCAGGATAAAGCCTATCAACCTGACCTGTGACCCCCCTCACCGCCTTATTGACCGGGACGCCCGCTTCCTTAAATTTCAGATTGCGTCCCTGCGCCTGCATGGATTTCTTGAGCGTATCGTTCGTTATCCGCAGCGCCTTGTCCGGGGCCTCTTCATTAAACCCCCTGATCGCTTTGACAGCGTCCTCAATCCCCTCCTTATCCTTAAGCCTCTTCGCCCGGAACAACTCCTGCGTGAGGATCTGCCTCTGCCCCAGCCAATACCTCTGCACCTCCATCTGAGCGCGGGAGTAATCCCACTGCCGGGAGAGTTTCGCAGGGTTAAACCCGGCCGCGACGGAGGCAATATCCATCTGGTCGCTCATATCATTTGGATCGAACGAAACGACCGTTGCCCCGGACCTATCCCTTTCCCTCTGCTCCGCCATAAGCCGCGAGCTTTTCATCATCGCCCGGAGCGCCCGGGGGAACGTCCTTTCCCACCTCTTCACATCATCGGCCGGGAGGGAATGATCCATGACCGACTGGTAGATATTGAACGGGACCCCAAGCCACGGGCCAGCAACCTCGCTCGTCACCTGCCCGACAGTCTCCCTCCAGGAGGAACTATCCGGGTTAATCATCCCTTTAAGTCCGGGGATGAGTTTCCCCATCGACAGGCTTCCCGAAAGGTCAGGCGTAGCGGAGGGTATCCCTAACCCATTCAACGCTGCGGGTATGCCGAACCCGATGCGAGAGGCCCCATGCAACACAATATCCCCCGTATTCCCCTCGGTCCAATCCGCCATCATCGTCCGAATCATTTTCTCAAAATCGAAGCTCATTCCGAACTGACGGAGCAACCACTTCATCAGCTCATTTGCATCGTCCGCACCGGGGAGCCCCATCAACCCAGCCGTCGCAGCTAGACCGAGCAGCATCCTCACCTGCACTCCTCTATCCTGCTTGAAGAGGAAGAATAGCATATTCTGAAGATAGCTCTTAAACATCAAGAGCACGCCCCTCGGCCCGGACATCAGCTTCGGTCTGGCCCAACGGGAGTATTCAAATTGAGTCGTTCTGACCGCGTCAGCCGCGACCATATACGCCCGGAGATGCGGCTCATCCCACCCCCGGTCCACACGCAGTTGGTCAGCTTCCTGCTGGTTCCCCGCCATGACCTCATTAACATGAGCACTGTTATTGTCTGCGAGCGCCATCTTATAAGCTGCTCTAAACGTAACCGCCCGGTTGAACTTTTCAGCGAGGGAGAACGGCGCTGTCCCCCACTGCCCGAGCCGGCGAAGACCTTGCCCGAACTTACTCGTCGATAGGGTCCTTTGCAGTACGCTCCCTTGTGATATGGCGGCCAGCTCTTGCGCAAAGCCATCGTCAAGGAGGCGGGACTCATGGGCCTCCTCAATGGCTTCCGAAAGTATGCCCTCATCCTTCGGCTGAACTCCTCGCAGTTCATTGAAATAATCCTTGCTCACATCCCGGAAGGCGGCCGTCACCTTCCCCATCGTGGTCAGATCGCCGAACTTAGCCGCGAGGTACGGCATCGCCACCATCGGAACCTGCGTGAGGTTCACGAACGCCGTCGCCGGGACGAACGCAAAATACCACAGATACCCAATCGCCCTCATCTCCGCCCAATCGGTCGAGGGCTTCATCAACTCCTCATAATGCCGCGTCATGTAATCCGCGATACGAGTTCGAGCATCTTGAGAGATAGGGCTCCCGCTATTCCGGACGTCTTTAATCGCCCCTTCGAGCCGCTTTGTATATTCCTGCCTCGCGACGAACCGAGCCGCTCGTGCGAAGTAAGTTCCGTAAGCGCGAAGACCATCTGCAGAAAAGCCCGGCGTGTTCGCGCGCTCGAGCAACTGACGACGAAAGGAAGTAGTCGGAGCCGCTTGGAGGGCCAGTGCCTCCAGGAGTTTCTTATCCTTCTTTTGCTGCGCCGTAAGGTCGGGCTTATCAAGGCCAAGCGCGCTCTCGATATTTCTGAGCGCAAATGCCGGAAGCCCCTGCCATTGCTGGAGGGTAGGAGAGAGTTCATCTTCGACAATCGAGTTGTCCGCAGGGACTTTATATGTCTTCTCGATCGCGACGACAGCACCATCTCGTTCCTTCTTCGACGAGAAGGCTTCGAAATGAAGGACCTCTCCTTTGTTATTCCTCACCGTCACGACATACTTCCCAAACCTCATATGCGGGAAATACGGCCGGGCCTTCATCTGAGCCACTTCCCCCGAAATGCTCTTCACCTCCTTCGCAAGTTCGAGGGGGTCCTGTATCGTCTCAATTGCCTTTTGAGTCGACACCTCCTCAAGGTAGGACAGGAACTGTAGGAAATCTTGACGAATATTAACATATGCGTCGAACGCGGCCTTTTGCAGCCCGTGCTTTTTGACGAGGGTAAGAAGCTCCTGCTCCGTCGGCCAACGGGTTTCATGATCCTCCTTCTGTTTCGCCGTGAGGTAGGTCATTTGATCAAGCTCGAAGAGAAGCTTGAACAGCGCATCGGACTGAGCCTTGCCCAGCGCATGCACTTCCCTTACGCGTGAGTCGGCCAGCGACGCCCAGCTAAGCGCCGTGTTTTCCATGGCCCGGTTAAGGGACTTATACGCCTGTAGACCCGCTATATGGGGGTTCAGGTCGGCCATCTGATGGATACCTAAGATCCATTCCATCATGGTGTTATGTCGATCGGCGACGGCCAGAAGCCCCTTAATCTTTGCCCTATCCGCATGGGCATCTTTCGGGAAGATCTTGAGCAGTTGCTTCACCCGGAAGGTAGAGGCTCTTTCCGGGAACATCGTAACACTCTCATCAAGCCCGAGGGTTTTGGCGTTCTTCACATTCCTCGCAATAGAGTCATTCAACGCCCGACGGGTAGGCTCGGATAGGAAAGGTTCCTCCTGCGTGACCTTTCCCCTCTGCATGAGCTTCTCAAGCCACTCCTGCACGATGAATTCTGGCCGGCCGAGGTTAAGATCATTCCGATAAGGAGCTTCCTTATTCTTTATCCTCGTAATAATTCCATCGATGAAGTCTTTGATCTTCCCCGCAGTTGTACGGAAGAATTTCTCCACCGGCCCGACAGGGGTATGAGGCTGCACCATCCAGCGGGTGATATTCGAGACGAGCCACTCTTCGAAGTTGTACGCCGCCCTATGACGCCCGCGTTGCTCCCCAATCGTTCGCTCAAGAATAGGATGGGCGACAACCCTCGCGAGTTGGGTCGCTTTGTTCTGCCCTTGAGAAGCATGCCGTTCGCGACGATACGCCACCTTAAACAGCTCTTGCTGCGGCGTACCCATCCTCTCCCATTCGTACGAAGCGATGATCTTCGACGCCTCATGGGCGACATCCGTTACGAACTCTGCAACACGCTCATCCTCTGTGAACATCTTCGTCGTCGGAACGCCGAGGGATTGCGCAGCCTTTCCAGCAGCGGAGAGGTTAAGCTTCACCACCGGCGGAGGAACTGTATCCCCCTTCTCCGCTTTTGTATACGCGAGGGTATCCTGTCCAACAAGGTTATCACTCCGAGCGAGGTTGCCCGCAGTTACCTCATCCTCCATCTTATTCGTGAGATCTTCAAACCCTCCCGCCTCTTGAAATTCCCACACACCTCCCTTGCCCTGCTTCTCAATGAGGTGGGTTGCACCCGGATATGTCGCGTCAAAATCTGCACGTGACATGTTCTTCAGGGAGGAATCCTTCAACCCCGAGAGCTTAATCACCGGCTGAATTCGATACGCATCCCCTCTCTTCTGCCCCGGCTCTCGTTTCGAAACGAAGAACTGCTTCTCCCCCTCCGGTCGTTTGATGAGGGGCTTCTGCCCAGCGGTTTGCCTCGCATAAAACCACGGATCGACCTGGATAACCGACCGGGGCTGAGGCTGTCCATTCTCCTTAAGAACGACAGACTTCTCATCGTATAAGGTCCCACGTCCATTCAAGCTCCCCGGCGCGACGATTTCAACCGCCACGTCCGTCCGGATCGCCATAGATTTGAAGATATCCCGGATCATATCCCCAATAGGAGAAATACCTGGGACGTCTGTCCCGCCAGTTCCCATACCTTTCAGTCCCGCGAGGATACGTCGCACCGAGGTATTATGAAACTGCGACATAAACGCCTTCTGCACGGCGGGAGTTTGGAAGATTATCCTCTTCGCAACCCTCGGTTCCCCCGTCCGCTTCGACCGGGATCGGATGATTTTCTGTAGGTCTTTATCCTTCCCGGCTGAGGGTTCGGTAATCTCAATCCCCTCCGCAAACCCGTTCGGAGCTAGCTTGCGTAGGAGAGCAAAATTAGGAGTATCAGCTGTGACATCGAGGCGGAGGCCTCTATCCACCAGAGACATGAACCGCTCGACCGAAGCCTTTGGAAATTTCTGGAAGCCTTTTGAAACACGACCTGTCCCCTGGAGAAATTGTACAAACTCTTTAAGCAGGTTCTTCTGGGTCGGAACGTCCGTGACCCCCTCAAACCTAATCCCCTTCGCCTTAGCCCGGCCGACGTCAAGCTTACGCGAGATCTGCTGGTCCGCCTGTACCTGACGGGAAAGATCCTGCGTGGGGAAGGCTGTTACGTCGCCCGGACGTACCCGCTCGAGGTCGATGGTTTTCCCTCTCCCCTCGTCCTCACCAGATAGGCGAGAAAGAACGAAGAAACTCTTCCCATTATCCCTTGTCCGTGTCTCCTTCAGCTCCGCCTTACTCCGCATGGAGGACAGGTCAGAGGAAGCCTGCGCCTCCATGAGCTGCGTGTGCTTCTTCGGGTCGCGGAGAACGATCTGGGAGTCAGGAAAGGGCTCAACCCTGGCGCCATTATCCATGGCCTGACGGTAGAAGACGGCAGCTTTTGCCAGCGCATTCTCCCTCGCCTGGGGAGTTGTCCCGGTTTTCCCCTTATCCCTCCACTTGATCGCCTCAACGAGGTTATTCGCCGCCTCCTTTAGCGTGTTCTGGTCGAGGAAATCCACCCGCGAGTCCGCGATGCTCGACGGAAGATCCTCGACAGAAACGGAGATATCCCCCCGATTGACCTTATCCGGGTCGAGGCGGAGATAGGATGTTACCTTGGCGTTAGCGCCATCGTTAAGAGCTTGATCCTGACTCCCAAACGTAAGCTCCGTGCCCGGAATAGCTGCGGCAAAGAGGCCACGACGGCGGATGTCCACTGTGCCTTGGAGCGCGTCGAGTTCTGCGATGTTGGCCACTCCGACAGTGGCATCGAGTCCGGGTAGAGAGGCGTCAATCGCAGCTTCAGGTCCCGTAGTAGGGAGTTCGTCGGGACCCTGACCGGTAAGATATGGAACATCCCCCGCAGCCTTCCGAACATCAGAATCTTTAAGCGCCTCATCTGGATGTGACCCATGATAAAGGGAGAAAAACCCGCCGCCGATACCACCTGCAACGAGGGAGTTCAGCCGGCGGGAATTTGCCTCGGGGGATAGGTAGCCGTAATTCTCGTCAATGTAGCTCCGGGTGATAATGTCAGCTTCTTCCTGAAGGGCTTCTGTCCCGCCCTCGGTCGCAGCACCAACTCCCAGCTTTCCGAGCCGTCCGCTTCCTTGGTATATACGATCAAGGAGGTGAGTTGCTTGATTGCCGGTAAGTCCAAGGGATTTTCCTAACATAAGAGGGAAGACACTTTCAAGCGCACCCTTGGCCGAGCCGGCGAGGAGAGACGCCCCCGTATAGATGTCTTTTTGGGAGTCCCATAGCTCCTGCCCAGTCGCAGCGCTCTCTATTCCTGCCGCAGTCGCCACGGCTCCCGCTGTCGAGGCGGGAATGGAGTTGATAATCGCACTCCTCGTCGCCGCCTGGACACCCTTCTTCGCGAGCATCCCTGCCAGCATGTCCGCCGCGCCCGCTCCCGACATGATCGCCGCAATGAACGGGACAGTTTCGCCTATCGTCCCGGCTGTATACCTCAGCCAGGTAGACGGGTCCATGAGCTTGAGCTGCTCGATAGAGGCTATACCTCTTTGCGCCCCACCAGAAGCTATATCGGAGGAGGTCTGCATGAGCGCCTCATCGAGCCCGTGCGTATCCGCCCCAGTCCAGTCTTCAACCTTCCTCACCCCAAACGAAGCAAGAGCAGGAGCGGTCGAAACCACCTGCCTCACGCCTTGTTGAATACCTGCCCCGAGTTCTCCTAGCCAGGTCTCCGCCTTCGCGTTTCCAAATAACGTTGAACTCTCCGGATGTGGAGATTTGTCGCGGATATCCACGGCTTTCACTTCCGGAGCTTCTGACCTGAATTCGGCCCACGGATCATGCTCGGCCGGAGCCTGTGCATTCACCGCCCTAAATTCAGCCCATGGGTCATTCTCAGCCATTACGGGGCAACCCCTCTAGTTACTTTTCCATTATGCTCGAAGAGGAATTTTGTTCCACTTGGGAGCTTCTTCGCATCCGCAGGAGTTTTGATAAACGGAAGACTATCTAACGTCTCCGTCCCCCCCACATTTGGAGCCGTCGCAGGTTTCGCCGGAATGTCCAGCTTCTGCGCCTCGGCGAGGATCGTATTAAACTTCTCCGTCGGATCGATGTCGCCTGTTCCGAGGATGTCCTCCTGGTTAAGGGTTTTCAGCCGTTGGGCGAGGTAGAGCTTACCCTTCGGCCCGAGATTCGCAGAGGCGGCGGCTTCGTCGAGGGTCGTGGGTTGTTTTCCCTTCAACCTCTTAGACCGGGAGGACTCCCCCGATGCGAGGTCCTCGGCAGATGCCCGATAGTTCGCGGCCTTCGCTTTCGACTCCTCAATATCCGCCCCAGTCTTCCCCGTCTTGAGCTTCTGGTTCGCCGCCTCGGTTTGAATTCCCCTCTGTCGATCTTCCTCGTTGGTGTTGAGCTGCTGCGCCCGTCCGGCTGCGGCTGCACCGCCTCCCACAGCTTGCCCTATCTGGGAAAGGGAGTTTCCCCAACTCGGGGTCATCAGGTTCAACCCGATCTGGAGCATCATAGCTTTGAGTGGATCAGCGACTTGAGAGGCTCCCCCAACCGGAACCCTTAGCGTCCCATCGGGACCTGGTACCGCCGCTCCGCCAGGACCACCTCCTCCTGCGAACGGGTTTCTTTCAGGTAGAGGAGGGCCCTCTCCCTCTTCGTCTTCTCCTGGAATATTTTCCGCCGGAGTTTCTTCTTCGCTTTTCGCAGTTGCGTCCTTTTTTTCAGGAAGGGGAACGTCAGATGAGGGAGCATTGTAGTACCTCCTCGCTTCAGCCTCAGCCTTATCACCTTTCAATTTCGTCACGGCGGGGGAGTCACCCGTAAGTCCGAAGGTCAAGCCCCCCATGCTTGGCCCTTGGAGGATAGAGTTGAGGAAGCCTGCTCCGGGAGAAGGGGGAGGAGCTGCACCTCTCAACGGGTTCGGAGAAGGCACCCCCGGTCCTACCTCCGGGGTCGCAGGCGGGCTCCCGAATAGCCAGTCCAAAATCCCCGGCATCTGCCCGAGTGGAGGATTTGCAGCCATTACACACCTCCGGAGAAGAGGGGATTCCTCTGCGGAACCTGCGGCTGCCCCGCTCCAAACATGGAGGTGAGAAGCGCCTCAAGTGAGTTCGGGTCCGCGTGGAAGGAGGGATTTGGGGAAGGAACTGGCGGGTGCATTGTAGGAGCCCTCGGCGTCGGAGCTATCTCCGGGTTGTTCGGAGCAGGCGGAGGTGCCGGCGGGGTAGACATCCTATTCCCCATGCCTTGCGCCTCCTGCATCATCGGAGGAACCTGCGTCATTCCCTGCGACTGGCCTGGACCCCGGATCATATTCGCGAGGATCTCCTCATCCGGGCCCCCCTGCTGGAAGGGATTGCGCTCGGGAAGATCCATCGTCGTGGGCATTTGCGTAAAAGGAGAGCCCCCCATCGGAGCCTCCGTCGTCCCGCCTCCCATCGAAGGACTTGGCATCCCTCCGGAGAACATGGACATGAGCGCCTGCGCCATCATGGAGAGAGGGTCATCTCCCGGAGCGGCCATATCCCCTTTCGTCCCTTGCACTGCTTGCTGCTGAGGTACCATCGCGTCGTTCCTTGTTCCCGTATCGAGTTCAGCTGTGGCCCGATTTCTCGGAGGAGGGGGCTGCTTTCCCTTCGGGGGCTTTCCAAAGATACCCTCTACCTCCCCCCGAGAAGCTCCCGGTTTGCCCATTTCCTGCATAAGGAGGGGGATATTAATGAGCGGGCCAGTTTGATTTGGACCAGGGACGGTTATATAGTCCGCCTGTCCTGGTCCATAGGTTTGATAGCTCTCTGGCCCCCCAAAAAGGCTGTAGAACTTCCCCGGATCGCCGGAGCCCTTACCCGCAACCATTACCTCCCCGCGAGGAGCTGCGCGAACGTCGGCAACTGCGGCACATTTGCCCGCCTCTGCGCAGCCGCGTTGAGCGCCGGATTGATCGTGTCCTCCATACGCTGCAAGAAGGGCAACTGCGTACCAGAAACACCTCCAGAGAACACGGGCTTTGTCGCGGAGGGAGGGTTGACCGCCTGGAACGCCTTCGCGCCGGCGGCGAGGTTTCCGCCTATGCCTCCCCCCGTTCCCGGAGCCGGCGCTTCCCCCAATCCTCCCGGCCCTCCCGGTCCGCCGAAGGCATTTTGACCCAGAAGCATTTGAAGAAATTGATCCATTTTCGCCTCCTACATAAATGCGAGCATTGCGGCGATGCCACCTAGCCCCTGCATAAGAGGGTTGGATTGTGGCTGCGCCCCTGTCACGGTCCCGGTTGTCCCTCCCCCAGGGGTAGCAGCGCTCGCTCCGAGGAGTTGAAGCCCGAGGTTGAAGGGAAACATCTCCTTATCGAACTCTCCCTGGTCCTGTTGCTGGGTAAGAGCCCGGCGTTGCGAGCCCACCGTGTCCTGCGCGACCTGGGGGAATAGGGAGGCGGATTGAGTTTGAGGGGTAAGGGCTATCCCCTTAAGCATGGCGTCGAGATTTTGCCCATACGCTGTGTTGAGGAGCTTGTTCGACGTATCCCCAACCGCCGTCTCGTAGGTCGAGGCTGCATAATCCCCGGCCTGTTTGCTCTTTGAGGAGCCCAATGCACCGGCCTGGATCGCTCCACCCCTCACACCCGGCATGACGACCTTTTGGAAATTCTCCGTAAGGGGCCTAACCGCCGCATCTACAGCACCTTTAAGGTAAGGATTGCTGTCCAGGTTCATCACATCGCCGGACGTGAGGAAATTCGTGGCCTTCCCCGCATTTCCAGCGAGGGTTTCGAGATCCCCCCCCGGTGCAGCCTTGGCGAGAACGCCTTCTTGGCTCTGCGTCTGAGCCGGATCGAACCCCGGGACGGAAGGAGGTGTCGGCGTGTTAGTCGTCGTGGGCTTTATCAGCCCCATCGCCGAGTTCATCAACTCCCTTTGTTCCGGGGAGAGTACCTGCTGCGTCGTCTGCGTTACGTTCGACGTTTTCGGAGGATTCATTCCTTACCTCTTTGATTAAGGAGATCTGGGCAAATTCATATCCAAGAGGTTTGAGAAGCTTGCCCCACGCTGCTCGCCCGTTCACGTAGACGTAATCCGCTTCGATCATCTCGGCGAAGAGGTCAATTCCGGTGAAGAATTTCTCGACGTAGCCTGCTACATTCCACCCTCCACACCATACGACCGTTATGATCTTCGCCCTTGGCGCACAGGCGACTTCAGTGAGGGCGAATATCTCAACAATATCGCCATCTCCGCCGATCCAGAGCTGGTAGATTTCATCCTGGACCAGATTGATAACGTCGGTGGTGGTGAGGAGCGGTAGCCAAAGCTCCGGATGCCTTTCTAGAACAGCCTGAAGTCGAGGGAGATAGGGTTGGGCCTCAGATACGTCAAGAATTTTAACCCAAGTTTGCGCCATGTTCTTCCCCTCCTTCCTCTAATATTTACGTTTAAGGTAGAGCTTAAATGTTAAATCCAACGATATGTTAAGTCCCGACGAAGGCTTACCTACAACGGGTTTTATAAAAGTCATCACGTTGCTAATTACAAAGAGGGTGTTATTGTTATATACACCAGCTCCTCCCGTTACATTAATAATTGGGACGTTGAAATTTATCGGAGTCTCCTCCTCGGTCGAGGCCCAGCTATGTCCAGTTGGTGTTGGGTCTGAACCTGCTTTAACCCCTGAAATTTGAGATATATATGTATCCCAGCCGGTGCAATCGAATTCTTGGCCCTCATCCCCCATATCTACGCTGAGAGGTTTGATAAGGTTTGGCCACGTCAAGGTGATGACGCCGCTTTTCTTATTAAGAGCTATCGCATAGTTGATTATAGACATTAGCCTAACCTATTCCATGTTGAGTTGTAGAAACAATAGATGCCTTTGTTGTCCCCAGGGTTAACTCCTGTTCCGAGAGGGTCCCAGCCTACGCTCTCATTTAGCCCTGGGTTAGGGATACCGCTCGCAAATGCGATAAGTCCTTCACGAGGTTTCGCTGGTGCCGTATATAACTTCTTTAAGAGTAATCCGTCCGCTCCGAAATTGAAAGCGCTCTCAAGGGCACGCTTAACGTCCTCGAGCCACTTCACAACAAGGCTCAGATCACTCCGGGAGGGCGCAGGAGGAAGCTGGATCGGCATTAGTTATCTCCCAGGGGCTGGATATCTACATCATAACCGGAGATCTCAGCTCCCGGATCGAGGGTATAGTGGAGAGCGGGAAGGCGAACGTTGAGCGGGTCCCCTGGTGGGTCGATAAAGTTGAACTCCTGCCCAGGGGTGAAGGTCACGGGGGTGAGGTAGGTCGGATCAGTCCCGATTTGCGGACTTCCCCCGAACTTGACCGCCACAGGACCCCCGGTCACCTTCGGCCAGAGGCGAGTAACAAGGCGATTTTGCTGATAATCAAGGAGTGGGGCTCCTTCCCTGTCCTGCCCGATGATTGCGAGGGCAGTTCTCTCCACAGTAGCGACGAAAGGCGTCCCATTGAAGTCAGTTCCTAGATCACCTTGGAGGAGATGGGTGTGGGATTGGTCCGCGAGGATGAGTTTCCGCCGAGATTCATCCTGATACTGAAGCGGGCCGACGTTGTCGTAGGTTATGGAGGAAGAGAGGCTATCGTAGGTCGTTGTCGACGGAGCTTCGACCACCCCCGTAGCTCCATGCACCGCAACTACATCCCGGAAGGTGATGGTGTTCCTCCGATAGTTCCACACAATCGCGAGATTCGGCACCTGCATACCATTTTGCGGGTAGCAAAACCACACCTCATCCTGCGCGGGATTGTCCACAACGAAGGAGGCTTTGTAAAACTGGGGGTCGATGTCCGCGTTGAGGAATTTCCGGATCTTTTTATCCACGACGCTCGTGAAGTTCTGCCCGTCGAAGAAGCCGAGATCCTGTCCGTTATTCAGGAAGTGAACCTGCGTCCCGTTCATCGGGAGAGTTAACGGCGTAACACATCTCTTAGCTAGAATTCCCGCCGTCTGAAGCTGCGTGTCGAAAGACATAATAAGCTGCCCTCCGATATGCCTCATAATCCAGGTACTTTCCGCCTTGTAGATTATGAACATGTCCCGGAGAGTCATCCCGTCGACGATTTCACCCGAATTCACGTCGGAAAGGTCGAACTCAAGCGCATCGACAGCTGGGTCGGTCTCATCCCAGGAGGTCGGAAGCACCCCCGGCTCCGCACTATCCGACACCAGCACCCTATGCGGGCGAACGTCACCAGGGGCGGAGGTGTTCAAGGCGACGAGGTAGTTTTTATACGACCTAACCACCTCGGCTTTAAGGCTCGCCGGCCATGCGGGAAGGTCTGCGAAGTCCGTGACGAGGGATATCGTCCCCCAATACTGCGGCGTGTCGTTCCCGTTGTTTAGGATGGGCACTCCCTGGAAGATCGTCGAGTTCCAGTCCTCCGGGGCGTCGGCGATGTAGTTCGTAACGCGAGAAAGATCTGCATGAGCGCCCGAATTGTAGCCATAGATCTTACTCCCAGCTCCGATAGCGGTCGCATAGATCCAGAACGACCCCGCCCCGACCTGCACGTTCGTGACATGGGCTGGCGCACCGGAGGGAGGCTCCATAACCTGTGCCTCTCCCGTGAACCTGACCGCTTTATTGTCGATGAAACGAACGTTTCTCGCGTTCGTCCAGGCTTCCGGGGGTTGAGCATGGTCGGGCTCGTCAGACACGATGCCATGCCGGGCGATATTTGCGACAGGGATAACCGGCATTGATGCCCTCCTAGTCCGTTTTGATGATCCACTTAACGTTCACGTTACGCGGACGCGTTTCATTCCCACCCGCAGCGACAGTCGTAAGAGTCGACTGTGACTCAACTCGCGTTGCACCGGAGCCGGTAGGGGAGGAGGAAAGAATTGCGCCGGGGAAATCATGGGTATGGGAGAAAAACTGGTGCCCTTGCTTCGTGCCGACATTAGCTCCGACTGTTGAGTCACCTCGATCGGTACGAGAGGCGCTATCGGGGTCTCGACTAGACCCAGGGTCCATACCCCGCAGGAATTCGCCTCGATAGTCTGGAAGGGTGAAATGGGTACCATCTGCCGCGCCGTACGTCACACCGAGAACTATAAAGAGATTTGGGAAAGAGGCGCGAAGAAGGGAGGAGCCATCACACTCCAACCAGCCTGAGGGCGGTGTTGCCGTCGGCCAAGCAACTATCGACCCAATAGGAGGGGAGAAGGCAAATCCCACCGTCTTAGGGGAGTCATCAAGGAGGACAAGGGACTTTCCCACGTCCGTTGCGACTACCGCAGGGATAGGATCGGTCTCAATAACCGCTTTCCCGTTTTGCTTGTAATACCAAACGACCTTATTCGCCGTCCCTCCGCCACAGAGGACAAGCATAAAATCCCCGATCGCGGTTGTGATGTTAGCGCCGGAGGGGAGTTCAAGATTGGTCGCGTGGTGTGTAAGAATTCGAACGGTGGAGAGGCGAACAAGCTTTTGCTGCCCCGCCACACCGGAGGCGAAGCCGGTTATCGTCGTAGTCCCGAGGAGGTTGGTCGAGTTTGACGCAGCCGCCCAGAGGGCTGGAGTGGCGGAGTCGGCCACGTCAACCCTCGCTTGCTCAAGGTATTTTGCAAGCGTTACGGAGGGAAAAGATGCCTTCAGGACGGCTTTAATCAGCCGCATATGATCGTCCGCTTGTTTGAGCTGGTCGCTTCCCGGAGGGTTCGCCGTGACAAGATCTTCAAGAAACGTTGCGCTTTCGAGAGCCATTTACTGAGTCTCCCCCATAGCCATGCGGCGGTTAGCGAGTTGACGGGCAAGGGTATGATCGGTGATGGACTGAAGCGCCGAGCCCTTTTTCTGCTGGAAGTACTGCATGGCCGTGGCGTCCCGGATTGCATGGGCGTAGTTCTCTCCGGCCATACCTATCAGGACCCACGGGGCGTATTTTAGCCAACGGTTCTCGTCGAGGCCGTCATCCATTAACTCCTGCTTTTGGTAGTAGATCATCTTGTAGGTGTAGGATAGGTCAGGAGTCGGAAAGATACGAAAGTAATCACCGGTGAGAGCGTAGGCGAATTTGAAGCTCGTTCGGTTTGAGGCAAGTTCCGCCGTTGTCATGCGGGAGACCGTCTGCCGGAGATCATCCGCATCGTATTTGTTGAGGAGTTTTTCCCCTCCATCAGGGAGTTGGAGCCACAGGGCGTCCTCCTCATACTCCAACATGAAGTCGGTGGGGAGGAGGATGCGCTCCTCATCGGGAGGGGAGGAGACGGAAGACCTTTCAGTCAGGAGGAACCAGGGGAGAGGTTCAACTGGATAGGTCGTTTCAATCTGCTCCTGCGCATCCTGGATGATTTCGATAATCGTCGCATCGCCGGTTTGGCGAAACCCGCACTGACGCTTGATGATATTTACAGCTCGTTGAAGATTCATGTCTCCTCCGTCCAGGTATCAGAGATAGGGGGCTCTTCTGTCCAAGAAGAGGATATAACCGGGGCCTCGCTCCAGGAGTCGGAAGCAGGGGAAGACTCCTCCCACACCCAATGACGATGGGGGGAAAGGATAGCGTCAAAGCCGGAATACGAGAACAGGCCAAAGTCGGCAGGAAGAGTTATCCCTTTAGATAGGCCTGCGTCCTGACCAGTATAGGTGAACGACCCGAAGGCAGCAGAGATTTTAAGGTCTTGACGTAGGATTGCAGCTTGGCCAGAAAGAGTATAACTTCCCTGCCCAGCGGTTAGAACTCTTCCAACAAATAGCCCCGCCGTCTGTCCTGTGTACGTAAACGAGCCTACGTCAGCGGCAATCGATATTGCACCGGAGGCAACTTTGAACGATGCAACGTTGAGGGCTTTGGTATCGATCCCGGCAGTTACGCCAACGTCATCTGACTGGATACTTCGACCATTTTCCAGTGCTCCGGACCAATATGACCCAGAGGACATAACCATAGTGGTACTGTCAAATACGAGGTCAATATCCTCCGACACCCCAGTCCAAACCGTCGTCATGTCATCGAGATAGGCACGTCCGAAGGTCGCGGCGATCATAACCCCAAACCGAGGGACATCAACGCTTACGCTTACGACCCCATCTCCGCCGATTTCGATAATGCTATCCTGGTCGTAGATAGGAGAGGCTGTATCTGACCCCGTAATTCGATAAGCGTCGAGGCCGTGGATGTGACCGTTAACCGCCGCGCTAGTGCTCCAGGTTACAACGATATTCCCCGAGGTTCCTGTTGGGACGTTTGCCCACCAGAGGCTCGATACGACGCCCTCTACCGGGTCGTTTTGTTGGTTGATTAGCGTCGCCGCGACACCACCAATTGTGATGCTATTAACCACACCGACGCCATCTCCTGCAAGACCGCCGACACCAATGGCGATAATACGGTCGGCATTTGCTGCGCCAAAAGGAACAGAGGCGGAGGTTGTAGTGAAACCCAAAGTACTATCGGTCTCACCACGGGCGAGAAAGGAATGCTTTACGCCGGCAGGGTTATCAACAGATTGTCCAGTAGAGGGGAACGATCCGACGTTTGCCTTAACGTTGAACTTCGCACGGAAGGCTCCGACGATCGTTACCCCCCGAGCAGAGAGCGCGGCAGTCCAGTTGAAAGTCCCCGTCGCGCCGGCAGTGGCTTTAATTGCGGAGGATATTGCTAGGCCAGCGTCACTTCCTCCCGTCGAGCCAACATCCGTATGCTCAGTCCAGTCCGCCTGCGCCGGATCAGTCGCGCGAGCATTGGAGGCGCAGGGGTTAGTCGCGCCTCTCGCCGCACACTCCGCCATGATGAGGAGTTCATCTTCCTCAACAGTCGTTATTGTCGCGGTAGATTGGGTGACGCTAGCTGCGCCAAGGGTAGAAGAAGAGGCTTGATCGAAGACGGGAACGCCTCCATCCGTGCGCCGATAAGCGAGAATTGCACCTCTTGCAATATCGGCTGCTCCCCACGCCCATCCGAGGGCAGGAGCCGAACCCCCTCGAACGATATAGTCCATCCGGCCGGAGGCGATGGAGGCAGTGGTATTGACTGTGTTATTCCCGGAGGCTTGGGACGCGACGTTTGTCCAACCTGCCGGAATTGTTGGGACCGCAGCGGTACGGGAGACGATGCAGGCGACCATAAGGTCACCCGACGCAACGCCCGCCGGCTCAGCGAGGGTAAGCGTCCCCGCTGCGGTTATCTCGGCCTGCGCCCCGACAGCTACGAGGGACCATAGGGACATTCATATTACCTCACGTTGCCTGAATTATCCCGTTCGTCGCGTCGAAGTCGACCGTGAAGGTCTCACCGGAGGCTAAGGTAGGTGAGGAGCCGTAGTCCCACCAGCCGACGAGAGCGTCGTTCGCATGCGTATCGTCATACAAAACGGCGTATTGGAACGGTCCAAGGAACCGGAGGCGGTGAAAACCACATCCGAGCCGACGGCTTTATACGTCCCGGACGTCTGCGCGGAGGAAGAGATGGTCGTTGCGGTCCCCCCCGTCGTATACCCATTTCCGTTCGCGATCTGGGT